ACTCTGCTTCCGTCTCGGTTTCGCAGATCATCTTGGCACGGCTCTTGCCCTCGACCATCACCGCGAAGGAGTCAGGACCCCTCCACTGCTCCAGTCCGGTGCAGTATATCAGCCTTTCGCCCATCGCCTGAGACATCTCTGCCTCCTGGTGCAGCGCCACACGTTGCTTGATGTACGACTCCTGCTGCTCTTTCGGCCACAGATTGATCTCAATCACTTTCACCGCACACTCACCGTTACCCTGGCGCTTGAAGAGGTTCCGCCTGTAGTCTCGCATGATTGCCAGAACCGTGGCGCTGGTGACGATCTTTCCCGTAGAGCGCCGGATCAGATAGGCGTAGCAATTCAACTGCTGCTCCCACTCTGCCGCCAAGCCCTTGGCAATCTTTGAGGTGGTCGTAACCTTCCAGTCCCAGAGGTGAATCGTGCCGTCATCTTTGGTAGTCTGGAGGTCCGCCTGACCGGAGACAACCCAGCCGTTGACATCGACGAAGTACCGCTCCTCGACGATCCAATCGGGATTGTAGTCCTGAAGTGCGGCCTGGGCATGTGAGTGCCATGCCGTCCCAAACGAAGGCCAGACCATGTCTGCTACGTCGAAGCGGTTACCACTCTTGCTCAGGATCCGAACCCGTGGGGATTGGATCAGGCCCGTGACCGATATGTTTGCATTGCCCCGGTCGTAGGTGTCCGCCGTCAGCACCGCGCACACTGGCTCCGGTAGGTCGTGTCTGTTCCCGAAGGATCTCGTTGTATAGGGCATCTGTTGCTAGTCTCTTGACCGTGGTTTCCCTTTCAATCGCTGCTACTTTTAAATCCCGATGCAGCTTGTCGGGGATCTCAACTGTGAGCCGCGCCATGAAGACAGGATACAGGAATGCGCGAATGCTGACAAGCGCAAATGTGTTCCTTTTTTCGGGTTCCTGATGTACCCTTGAGTGATGGAGACGCCCGAACTACGAAGACTGGCAGAGCAGTTCATGGAGAGCAACCGTGGGTCATGGAGAACACCGTGTCCTGCATGCAGCCCGAACCGCAGGAACTCGACAGAGCCAGTGCTGTCCTGGTCGCACGGAGACAAGGGGGCAGTGTACTGCTGCCACCACTGCTCTATCTCGGGAGTGATTGGAGACATGGGAGACGACGATATGAACATTGAAGACCTCGATTCTTTATTTGCGGACGAGCCGGAGCCAGCGCCACAACCAGTGCTGGGTGAAGTGCGAGTAGAGCTTGATCACATGGAGTACCTGAAGATGCGTGGGATCTCGCTCAGGACAGCGACCGAAGCGAAGCTCTTCAGTGTGACTAAGTTCTTCCGTGAGGGAGGGGAGACACGGTGCATCGCCTTCCCCTACTACGATCTATCCGGCACTCTCATTTCCTCCAAGTATCGCTCGGTGAGAGAGAAGAAGTTCACACAAGATCCTGGCGCTGGAGGGTTGTTGTTTGGATTGCAGCAGAAGTTCGACTACGAACTGCCGCTTGTGATTTGCGAGGGCGAGATGGATGCCCTGAGTGTGGCTGAGGTTGGCGCTTCCAACTGGGTGTCTGTCCCTGCTGGAGCGCCAGCGAAGGGAGAGAAGAACACAAGCCAGAGGTTCTCGTGGTTCTCGGAGTTGCAGGACTTCCTGGAGCGGTTCAAGACCTACGTCCTGGCGACCGACAACGATGGACCCGGCAAAGCCCTGCAAGAAGAACTGACCCGCAGATTCGGGCGCTCGAAGTGCCTGACCCTGGACTACCCGAACAACTGCAAAGACCTGAACGATGTGCTGATGAAGCACGGCAGGGATGCACTACAGAACATCCTCGACAACGCCAAGCCCCTTCCATTGACGGCGCTGAACACCGCTGACCACTACTACGAGCAGGTCATGGACTTGTTCCTGAAGGGCGATGGTAAGGGTGAGAGTACAGGGTTTGCCAACGTGGACGAGATCTATACTGTAGCGCCGGGGCAGATGACCGTAGTGACTGGCGTCCCCTCCTCCGGCAAGAGCAACTTCCTCGACCAGATCATGGTGAATCTGGCGCAGCGTAACGAGTGGAAGTTCGCTGTAGCCAGCATGGAGAACGAACCCGCCAAACATCTGGCGAAGCTGTCCGAGATGTACATGAAGAAGCCTTTCTTCCAGGGTTGGCCTGGGTGCATGACGATTGATGAGGCGAAGAGGGCGCACAGGTGGTGCCAGGATCACTTCGTCTTCCTGGACTTTGCATCCTCGAAGGATCTGCCTACACTCGACAGCTTGCTGGATAGAGCATACGCTGCCGTGATTAGATTCGGTATCAAGGGGTTGGTTATAGATCCCTACAACTGCATCGAGGTTCAGCGTAGTAAGGATTCAAACGAGACTGAAGCGGTGTCCAGCATGCTATCCCGCGTGTCTGCGTTTGCCAAGACGTATCAGGTACACGTCTGGTTCGTGGCGCACCCGGCCAAAATGATGCGAGAGGGCGGCAAGATCCCAGTGCCGACTGGATACGACATCAGCGGGTCAGCCCACTGGTACAACAAGACCGACTGCGGGATCACTGTACAGCGCCGAGACATGGATGGGTACGTTGAGATCCATTCCTGGAAGTGCCGCTTCAAGTGGGTAGGAAAGCAAGGGATGGCGCGATTGAAGTACGACATCCCCACGAGTACCTACTACGAACTGCCTAGCCTGAACCAATCGCCTTCGGTGGCGGAAATGTTTGGCGATGACAGCGACCCCGACTACATGTAGGTCTTCAGGACTTGGCAAGCATTCTGGCATACGCCTCTGCCTTGCTGGCTCCGATATCATCAAGCGAGTACTTGTACAGGCTGATCCACCTGCCAGGGTCCTTCTGGTTGAAGATATGCCCCTTGCTGTTCTTGTCGGCGCAAATATATCCCTTGGGCTTTGAGTTCTTGCTGTACACCTGGAGGCATACAGTATCACCTGTTTCCTCTACGATACTGGCGCAGAACGCATTGCGGATTCCAAAGAGCGCCACAAAAGAGGGAGAAGTAAGGTCGAAGGGAGAGAGGTCCACCTCCCTCTTGATGTTGCCGTCATCGTTGTAGGCAACCACTTTCATGTCCCGAAACCGCAGGGTCCACCCCCTTCTCCTGTCGGCCAGCGCCATGCTGGAGCCGTAGTTGAAGTCGGCGCAGAAATTGCTGTAAGCGTTCACGCACGAGGAGACCAGGGCTTTGAGATCGGAGTTGCGCTTAGATGACAACCTTCTTACATCCCGCTGCCTGTCGGTGTACTTATCCTCTCGTTTGATAAATACGTTATGCGAGTAGTAGCCAGTGTAGGCTGGCCTGCCGAAAGCCTTGGGTTCTCTTTCCAGTTTCAGCAGCCTGCGATTGACCAGTTCAAGAACATGGTTCGCCGCAGACAGACTGCGAACCGATTGCCCAAGGAATAAGGCCAACTCTTTCAGCCGATTGCGAGGGGAAGAGCAGGGAACAACTTGGAGAAACCTTTCGACCAGCAGCCGGGATATAGCCCTGTCCTCGTTACCCCGCACATAGATTTCAACCGCCCTCCACCTCTCTCCGTCCCAGCGAATCCTCTGGTACGAGAACTCCCCTCGCTTTCCCTGGATGTCGATGGCACAGTCCTTGTTCCAGATAATGTCTTTCTCGACAGTGGTCCCGTCATGGAGAAGGATCTCCGCCTTCCCCATGGATAGCAGTGCAGTGTAGTCGGTAATCATAAAGTCTCCTGAAGTCTCCTGATGTTTGTCGTTAGGCTTTGACGGTCTTGATCTTCACAATCTGCCCGAAGGGAACCTCGCCCCTAAATCCGCCGTACTGCATCCACAGCACCGGGTACTCCGGCTCCGGCCCGAAGTCGTAGCACTCCAGGTCCGTCAGGTACACGCAGCACTTGGGCTTGATCTCGTTATCCTGGGCGTACTTGAACACCGGAGAGAAGCGAGTGCCGCCAGACTGCACCTTGCACCCGTCCAGTTCCATCGGCGCTCCCGGCTCGAACTGGTCATGCTTGTAGACGGAGGCATCACAGTACACAACGTGGAGCTTCTCAGGCTTCACGCGGGTCAGGAAGTGGTTGATCATGCCGACGAAGTTCTCCAGCACGTCATGCGAGATAGAGCCGGAGGTATCGACGGCGACCATCAACTCACCCACGCCATCCTTGAGGACGCTCGGCAGGTACATGTCCTGCCCGATAAAGCGGCGAGAGGGGCGCTGCCAAGTGTAATCGCGAGGGTAGATCGGTGCCACGAACTTCTCGAAGAGGTGGCGGTAGTCCTCCTCGGGTTCGCGGGACTTGAGAAGAACATCGCGCAGGTTACCCGGCATCTTGCCAGCCGCCTGGGCGTTGGACTCAGCCTGGGTCGTGATGGTCTTGATCTCCTCCTCCATCTTCTGGCGCTCTTCGACAGTACCCTTGGGGTCGAGGACATCGCCGTTGCTGTAGTCGCGACCGGAGCCGGAGCCGTCACCGCTGCTCTTGCCCTTGCCCTTCGGTTGCGCCGGAAGGAGATCGTAGATCTGCTCCCAGGACATATCGGCATACGTCCGGTCGATCAACGCACCCTGCGGCAGCTTGTACCCAGCATCAGCCAGCAAGAGGTTGATAGCGTAGTCCATCGCCATGTTGGCGCGCATCGGGTCGCGCCCGTTCAGCCGGAGGGGATGGAGCAGGGCAACGTGCATGATCTCGTGAATCGCAACAGCCTTGACTTCCTCGGCGCTCATCTCCAGGACGAAGGCGGGGTTGTAGATCACGCACTTGCCATCGGTCGCCATGGTGGGGCAGGTGTCGTCGGCAACCCACGGCAGGCGCAGGGCGATGGAACCGAAGAAGGGTTCGTTGCCGATTGCCATGCGTACGTTCTGACGGATGATCTTGGCGGCAGCTTCGCGCTGCTGATCGGTAGACGGGGTGTACATCGTGATGTTCATATGTTTCTCCTTGTGTAGTTTGGTTAGGCGAACAGCGCCCCCATGCTCTTCGCGATAGCGGCAGCGTCCTCGGCAATCGACTTCGCCTGAGCAGCAACATCGATACGAGCAGCGTCATTCTCTCGCAGGACATCAGGCTTGTACTGGCACAGTTCCTCGTCGATGCGCCGCGCCAGATCGTTGAGCTTCCGGTTGCCCGTGACGTTCAGCCGGGGCAAGAGGGAGGCAAGCTCGACGGTGTTCTCGATCAGACTGTCGCGGAAGCAGCCCTCACGAGTACCCGTGTAGTTCTCCAGGCGCTCGGCAACGTGCGAAGTCTGGACGTAGATGCGCTCGAAGAGATCCAGCACGGCGCTGTCGTAGTTGGCAGACAGGCGCTGCTGCATGTCCCGCTCCATCTGATCAAGGATGGACTGCTGGAGATCCACCCGGAAGTCCCCGGCCTCAGGCACCGGAGAGAAGCTGACCGACCAGTCGAACTTGCCGCGAATCTCGGTGACGTGCGGGAACTCGGTCGGATCGAACAATCCGTTAAGACGATACCGCGCCTCGTCGATTACATCGGGGTAGCTTGCCACGAATCGGTCAAGCGCCGCCTGATGTTTCGAGTGGAAGGCAGACATGCCCTCCTGGTAGGCATTGAAGTTGGCCGTGGGCAGGATGCGGACGCCATCCGCGTCAAGCCAGGGCAGGGTCTGCTCGTAGTGGAACTTACGCGCCAGGGCAATGTTGCTCGAGAGTTCCTGGAGGTACTTCTTCGCAGCAAGCTGCTTGTTGAAGCGCCCGAGCGAGTCAACGGCTATCGGTACGGATCGATAGACCGGACGATTGGCGCTGTGAATGGCTTCAACCTCAGAGGTCGCCTTCTTGTCGAACTTCCTGGCCGTCCACTGGCTGACGGCGAAGCGAACGAGGACTGCATTGTTGTTGAGCATGGTATTCTCCTGTATCTCCTGGTGTTAGAACATCAACTGCGAGTATTCGGGGCGAGAGATCATCTCGATGATCGGGCGAGACGTGGGTGCAGCTTTGTCCCGCTTGCACACGTCCTTGAGGAAGAGGCATCCGTACTCCGGCGAGAGGCGCTGGATGTAGGTGCAGAGCGGCTTCGAGTTCTGCTTGTCCCAGTTGGAGGACAAGTAGATCGCAGTCGCGTAGTTGGCCGACAGATCCTTCGGCACGGGGACGGACTCGGGATCGCGGATTATGGCGCTCAGTTGCGGCAGGCTCTGCCACGTCTTCAGGAAGCCCAGGAACTCGTACCCGGTGCCACTGCCGATGGTGCCACGGATCATCTCGCCAACCACGTCCTCGCTCGGCTGCTGGTCAAGGATGCGGGAGAGGAACTCGACAGAGCGCGGGGTGCAGAAGGCGTAGTCGTTCTTGTGCGGCTGCTGCACGAGGAGATCCTTGCGGTAGCCAAAGAAGGCGCGGATCTCGGGGCGAATGTGCGGGGTGATCGGGCGAGGGGCGATGATCTCCACCTCGTCGTTGCTGTATCCACCCGCTGCCCACTCCAGCCAGGAGTCGTAGCCCGACTCAAGCTCGAGGTGCAGGAATCGGTTCATCAAGGGTGCCGGGGGCTGGTTAAAATTGCCGCCGTCCTTGGCCCGGTTGCCCGTGGCGCAGATGTACGCGCCGTCAGGAAGCTGGTAGTCGCCCAGGCGGCGCTCCAGGACCAACTGGTAGAGGGCGCACTGCACGGACATGGGGGCATCCGGCAGTTCCTCGACGGCGATCAGGGTTTTGCCGTCCTTGGGGAGCCAGTTGGGGATGGCGCGGAAACAGACACCGTCCTTGACGTAGGGGATGCCCATGTCAACGGGGTCCATCTGAGTAGGGCGCACGTCGATATGCTCCCGGCGCAGGGCGGCGGTGACGGTGCGGATGATGGCAGACTTGCCGATACCCGCTTGACCCCAGACCCACAGGGGGACCTGAGCATTGATGGCGTACTGAAGAGCCTTCTTGAATTGAGTGGCGAACATGTGATTGTCTCCTGGGTTTGTGTCCAAATTTGGACATCTTGTTGGGTTGCAGTGGACTTATGCCCACTTGTTTATAGGATAACACACTGACAAGTATGTTGTCAAGTTGTGGCTACCTTGTGTTGTTTGAGCTTCCAGGATGCATACACTCTGCGATAGGGTGCCAGTGTATGATCGTCGTATATGATCCCGTCTATGCACGCTGTGACGTGCCGATTGACCAGGACTACATACGAGCCTTCGGGGTTGTCCTCGGCAAACTGATGCAGCTTGATGATTCGATACCCGTACTTGACCTTGTGTTGAGCGCCGTCGAACTTGCGGTGACGCTTGAGATACGCGACTACATGGAACGGCTTGTCCTGCTCCCTGCCTTGCCGGACTAGCATGGAGTATGCCTTGTCGTAGGGGATACCCAGGCACTTTGCGATAGCGCGGACGGAGCAGTCGTTCTGTTCTTGAGGGTGCCGGGATGCGGATCTCCCGGCATCGTCGATCACTAGGCGCATTAGAACTTCGCGCCGTCGATAATCTGGTTGACCATGGTTTCACGCTCAACCGTATCGATGGACTCCTCCTGGGACTTGTACAAGTAGGTCTGGTGCTTCTTCGCGAAGCTCATGAAGAACGGCTTCACCGTAGCCGTGTACTTGGCTTCGCAGTCAGTGACCGGGAAGATGTCGGACTCGAACTCGTTCAGGATGATGTAGCAATCCTGAGAAGCCAAGCTTGGCTGATCTTCCAGGCGCTTGCGGAGTGCGGATAGCTGGGTAAAGCCATCGCGCAGGGCGATTGCGCTGATCGCGCCGAAGAGTTCGGTAGGGTTAAACATCGAGCAGTTCCTCCGCTTTAAGGATCAGATCCCAGTGATCCTGAGAGTAGCGGCCCCCATTGAGAGGCAGTGATTTCAGGAACGAGAGCGCCTGTTGGATGAACAACTCTTTCTCGTCGAGCTTTCGCAGGATAATGCGCGGGTTCCCGGTCGAGTGGTTGTGCGAGGCCCGCATGGCAGAAGTTTCGGTGGAGTTCAGGAAGAAGTCGCCAGTGCGAGGCGGTCGAAACTCCCCGGTCTTCACGTAGCCAGACGGGATCTTGGGGTTGCTGTTCCCGTAAACGTCTTCAGTGGAAATGATCATGCTGTAGGTCATGTTGCCTCCTTTACTCGGCGCTCTTCAGCGAAGCCTCTGGCGCAGCGTCCAGCGGACACCACTCGGGGAACGGCCCGTGTTCTTCGTCGGGCCGCTGGATCAGGACAGGGGCGGGGAAGTTGCGGCACTCTGCTAGGTGTCCGCGCCCGTTGGGGTAGGGGATATACGTCTCCCCGTAGTGTGGGCAGCGCCCACAGGATTGAATCGTGATGCTGACTCGTTTCACCGTACTCTCCTATGCCTTGAAACTCATGTAGATCACTGCTGCGAACAGCAGCGCCCACAACGTATACCCTAACACATCTTTTACGACAGAGTCGTACCGCTCCATCGTTTTGAACACACGGCACTTCATTTGATACCCTCCGATTCCATTAGCGTTTCTACCTCATCCAGCGCCTCTTGCTCTGAGCCGAAAGACACCGGGTCGTAATCGTTCTCACTGTCGGACACGATCCACTCTGTTATGTTTCCATCTGCATCCTCGATCTCGGAGATGCTGAATCGCGCATTCTTCCTGGTCACTTGTTCTCCTTTACTTTCCCCGGCGCGTGGCATATACGATGCCGTTGTCGATCACGAACCCACTGCGCTTCTTGCACAGTGTCATCGCAAGGTAAGCGGTGTTCACCTGGAACACGCGCCCCATGCGGATGGCAAGCTGCCCGACCGTGAGCGGACCCTCTTCGTCGAGGATCTCGCGCACGATCTCGCGGCAGACTTCAGCGTCGAGAGGTGGATTACGCATGGCGCACCTCTTCCACGTTGACTCGGGGAATGCCGCGCACTGCGGCGTGTGTAATACTCCCGTATGCATCTTTTAGGACGGCGATCTCCCTGTGCCCGGGATCACGAGACTCGATAGAGCTAATGAGTTCTGCGAGGATATTGGCTGTACGCTCTGCTAAAGCCAGCTCCGCTTGTGTCATGTACATAATAGATTTACTCCCAGTAATGCTGGACGCTTACCGCACCTCAACAGGTCCGGTAGCGCCCAGCATGACCTGGGCGTAGGCCTGGGCCTCTTCGGCACCGTTGGCCGCGCTGAAGTACTCGACCCGCCCGACATAGTGGGAGCAGTGGATGCAGTAGCTTCCGTACTCCCCGTTGAGAGCGCCCCGGTCTTGGTTCAACTCGTGACCGTCCGGGTGAGAGCAGGTGCGGTCCTGCTCTTCGCAGAAGATGACGGCAGCGCCGTCGAAAGTTTTGATGTACATTATTTTCTCCCCTTTTTAGGCCACAGATCGGCCCATACCACTTTTCCTCTACCGTCGATGATCCGGTAGTCCATCCGACAAACGGTGCAAATGTCTTTCAGACTGCTGATAGACCCCGACCCGCTACTGTCTTTCCAGGTGTCGCGCTTGACACCTGATTTCATCTGCAAGCGATACATTTACTCCTCCTCCATGGCGAGGATGGCGTCCTCGAGGGTGTCGCACTGGAACATAACGAACGCATCGTCAGGGGTCAGTTCTCCAGGCCCCAAGATGCTGATGGTGTGGTTTCTGCCGTCCTGATCGGCAGTGGAGATAACTCTCCACGGTTTGGCTTTCATGCAACCCTCCTAGCCTGTCTCTTCAGTGTGAGGAGGCTATCCCTCACAGACACGGGAACCCCCGTGTTTCGACCTAGTACCCATCGCTGCGAGAGTGCGTCACGCAGTAGTCGAACGCGATGCTGCGCTTGACCACATACGCTTCCAGACGCGCACCAGCGGCGACCATGTCGGCGGCGGTGTACTCCGCCCCGCGCGGAGGCGCGCCGTCAAACTCGACGGCTACCACCTCATCCGCCATTGATGCGAGGGATAGCGGGATATTACCCGCTACGACCTTGCCCCGCACATCGTCGGGCGTGGCGTTGCCCGTGATGACGGGTGCCGCCAGAAATCGCGCATCGTTGGCGCGGATGAACTCGATAGCGGCAGGGTGCCGCGAGATGATGATGTACATATACACTCCTGGTTTGGTTTGGTTCTGTTACTTGGCGCGCCCGTCGACGATATCGAGGGTCAGGTTATGTTCCTGCGCGATGCGTTCGGCATTGCCGCGCATCACGTCATCAAAACAGCTGCCGCAGCAACCCTTAGTTGCCACGGGGTTGTCCCCGCGCATGAATGACACGGCCACGGTGCGGCGGTAGTCCATAATGTCGCTACAGACGGGGCAGAAGATCAGCTGCCCGGCGATAGACTTGAGAAGGTTTTTGTTGATGGCGCGCCGCATTGGCGTTTCGAGGGAAGGGGTGAGGGTAGGCATGGTATTCTCCTGAGGTTTGGTTTGTCCAAATTTGGACATCTTCGATTGGACACTCTGGTAAGGGTAGGCACGCGCCTACCCTATACATCCGGCGCTACGCTAGAACCACAAACGGGTTGCCGATGGCCTTCTTGAAGCTCCCCTTGATCCGCAGACCGACTACGGAACCGGGCGCGTCCATAAACCTCGCGTCCGACTTGTCCCCGTCGATGACAGGGTATCCGTGCCAGGATTCTGGTAGCGGTTGGCCCTTGCGGACGGCGAAAACTACCGCCACGCTACCGCCACGCGCCAGCCAATCGAGGGACACGCGCAAGGATTCCGGGCGCTCGGAGTGGCTGTAGGTGAGGTGGTAGCCGTCGATCTGGGACGGCGCGATCTTTGTGTAATCGTAAACCGCGACCTCGTTCCCGTACTTTTTCGCGCAGTACCGCGCCACCCACGCGCCTAGTCCTCGCAGATCCTGCGCCCCGTTAGGCCGGATGGCGGGACGCATACCCTTCCGGCGGCAGCGCCGGACGTGCGCGTCGATCTCTTTGCCCAGCTGGGCATAGAATCTGTCGCGTTCCCGCAAGTACAGGAACGTGCGATTGAGCCGCGCCCGCATGGCATTGGGCATATGCATGCGTCCCGCATACTTGCCCAGGCACAGGGACTTGCAACCCACCGTAGCGTTGGCGCACATATTCGCGCCACCGTACGGGACAGACTCGTCCGCAGGGGACATGTAAACCACGCCCTCCCACACGTTTGAGTTGGCGCGGGACTTGTCGATCTTCGCCGTGCCATAGGTCAGCAATTTGCTGAATCCAGCGGTGTACTTCATAACTTGTCTCCTATCGCGTGTCCAATTTTGGACACTCAGCTTGTTGTTCAGCGGTCTGTGCCACTGTTAACTACAGTGTAACACACTGATAGTTTATTTGTCAAGTAGGGCATGGAGTTTGTTCACGCCCTACCATGTTTGTCCAAATTTGGACACTCTAGCCTGTCTCATCAGTACGGGTAGGCTAATTCCCGTAGAAGCGGGCATAGCCCGCGTTTCGACTAGTACGTCATAGAGTGTAGTTGGCGCATAGCTTCATTCAGCTTGCGCTCTAGCTCCATGAGGCGCTCTTCTGCCCTCTCTGCGGACGCCTTACTCCTGCATTCTGCGCCTTCGAGTGCAGACATCCTTGCCACTGTCTTGTGGACTTCGAGGGCCAGTTGTTTGATCTTTTCCGCTTTTTCTAGTCTCATCTTGTCTCCTGTTTGTCCAAATTTGGACACTTGAAGGGGGGAGTTACTCCCCCCGCAGGTCGGCCAACATCGCGAGGAAGTCGGCCTCGTCGGCCGCGCGTCCCAGCATGGCGCGGTACTTGGTGCGCCAATCGGTAGAGGTGGGCGCGGTTTCGTCGGTGTTGTCTTCGGTTTCGACGGGGGCCGGGGCGGCGGGGGGCTTGGGGGTGGAATCCGCCTGTTTTTTGTCGCCGCCCAAGATCGCCCGAACCTGTTCTTTGACCTGATCTACATCTAGCAGCCCCTTCGCCTTTCCATTGATTAGGCGGCAAATAGCGGCCCTGTTCTTTTCCGCCATGCCTTTGCCTTTGGCTAGGCGGGAAATTTCCTGAAGTGCGGAAGGGCCGCAATCTACCAACTCTTCGCGGGTTGCGTTAATCCAACGCAACATCTCGCCAAGATTGGCCTTATTGTGATAATCGGCCTTGCTCATTTCTATTCCTTGTGACGCGAGGAAGACTTCAAGGCGCGTGAACCCCAACTGCTCATACTGCTTTAGTTCTCTGATCCAAAAGACCGCAATAGCGCAATCAATGAAGTTCGCGGCTTTTTCGGCCTGCTTAGACCGAATGATTTCGTAATTCTCCTTGGCGGAAGGGGGGGTAGAGGTGAGCAGGTAATTGGTGTTCATTGTGAGTGTCCTTGGTTTGGTTTGATGTAGCACCGTGTGCCAACAAACCCATGGTAAGCGATAGTGGTTTATGGTGTCAATGGGTTGATGCGATATTTTCTGATTTATTTTTTGTCCAAATTTGGACATGTAGAATCAACGGTTTACGGGTGGAAAATAGAATGTGTGTGCGTGCGCACGCAATTTGATAGGAACGGGAATGGGGGATGAGTGCATATGCACGTGTAGGGGTAGAATAGACGTATGGCGCAAACGAGAGTACATGCGGACGGTAAGCGATTGAAGGTGAATGAGATATTGGCGCGGTTGACGCCTAAACAGCGCAAGTTTGCCGAGGGGTTGGTCTATGGTGGGTTGAGCAAAGCTGAGGCTTACAGACAGGCTTACAACTACAAGGGTAGTAGTTTGAAGGGGCTACAAACGAACGCGGTAAAGACTTCGCAGGCGACTAGCGTCAAACTAGCAATGGATGCAATGGAGGCGGAGAGAACTGCGCGCTGGTGGGAGAACAAACAGAAGCTACAAACATTCGTCATGGATGGATTGACACGAACCGCCAGTGAGACTGAATCAGACATCACCCGACTGAAAGCCTTAGAACTGGTTGGTCGCACGCGATATGCTTCCGTGTTCGAAGAGCCACAAGCAAATGAGGTGAATACCGCGCTATCCGGCGCGATGGTGGATACCCTTGCGGCAAGACTCCAATCTTTGCTAGGGCTTTCATCGCCTATCGTAGGCGCTGAAGACTCCAGCGGTCCAACTTTGGACACCGAATGCACCCAGCTACCCTCAAGCGATATGGGGGATACGGAGACCCCCACCGGGGGCGGGGAGGGGGAGTAGGCCGGGTGCGCTGTGCTGTGCTATGCATAGCATTCCACTCATTCCATCACCTCCTAAAAACACACCCCCCACCCCTTTCTCCCTAGCCCCTTCCACCCACCGGGACCCTGAACACAGAACACCACCCCCTTCATCTCAGGGTCCCTTGCACACACGGCACATTCTTACAACATGCTCCCGACAGCAAGCGGTCCCCTCGTCCGCCGCCCCTTTTTCTGTCCACACACCACCCCCTTGCACACAGCGCCACACCTCTGTATACTGTGTGCATGCAGAGATTGGCACGCCTAAAGTACGAAGGAGATTCTTACCGGATAGGCAGGCTGTTTAGCGCATGCGCTGGCGGATACCAGGGCAGTCGCCTTTATGATGCTGTTGGGGTTGAGAGGGTAGAGTACCTTGGCAGCGAGTCCTTCTACCTGTACAGTCCCGACTGGACTGAGATTGGCATCACCATCAGCGCCAGTGAATTCCGGCACACCTGCCTGCTCATCGGAAAGATCAACTCCAACGGCCTGCCGAAAGGAATCTGACATGCCCCGAGAAATCAAAGCGGCGCTACAGAGCATTCCAGACTCTGCCGTACTGTCACACCTCTTCTGCCAGATGCCGGATAAAGAAGGCTTCACGGAAGGCAGGTACACGAGAGACAAGCTGTTGGCATACGCAAGCGAGAAGTATGCCTGGATCGACAGCACCTACATGAGCCTACACGAAGCCACAGTGCCTGAAGTAAAGTATGCTGTCAAGCTGATCCGCGCTATGAACGAGGATGGACTACCGAAGGAGCTAAGTCATTGACCCACAAACAAATAGATTGGAGCGATGTGACCATCCAGTACTTCTTTTCCCACCCCGATGGGTACTTCAAGAGAGCCGCCGCAATGATGCTGGCCGACAAGATTATCCCCGGAATGCACGATGTAATGAGCGACGAGCTTGTGGGGGATAGGGAGATGGATCACTCCTGCCGAATCTTCCTGGCGCTGGAGAGAGAGAATGATTAAGCCGCTGGACCGCGCCACCAACTCTCGCCTCGCAAGGCTTATGACTGCGGAGGACATCGAGCTACTGGACGACTTTATGATATCAGCAGACGACTACATCATCTGTCTCTATGGCGCTGGAGAGAGGGAGGAAGGCACCGGGTTCACGCCTGACGTAACATCCCTTCCACCCTGGCTGGACCTCTCGTGGGATGCAATCGAACTGACCCCAAGGGAACATCGGTACATATTCAACGTCTTCAAACACTGGCGCTACACGGAGGACAACGATGGCGGATGAGATCTACGACGATGAGATCTACGACTTTGTGGAGTCTGAGAAGATCCGCAGGCTCTACTATGATATGCCGAACTGGTACGACCACCGATGCAGTACGTCTCGTAGGCATCTGCACCCTGGGTTTATCAGCATCACAACCAAAGAACGTGGCTACATCAACGCCCTATTCGACGCCATAAACAGGCATGGAGTTGAAGTAGCTTGAAGTACTCCGGCGCTATCGTAAAGACCGCTACCCGCTTGATGTGGGGGCCTGACTCCGAAGCCAATACCTTCTACATGGACTCCGCTGGAATGTTCGATTCCTTTAACGAGGCCCCCATGTACGGAGACGAATGGACCCACGCAGCGAAGATAATGTCCACAGAAGGAGCATGGTTCGGATATGAGTACACTGCCTCAAAGTCGTAGGCCCTTGTTTGGTCCAGCGCCGGAAAGGCTTGTGGCACTGAAGATCACAGCCTACTTCTGCCCGCAACCATCTGACATGCTGCTCATCCACGGCACTTGGCACGGGTGCCACAGGATCTGGGCAAAGGGAATGCGGCACTCAGATCACTTCACCCTGCACGGGCCGAACCGGGATCACCTGGGCGTTGTGTGCCGGGACAAGGAAGGTGTGTACGCCAAGACGGTACTAGAGGCGCTTGCGAGGGAACATGCCTACGTTTGAAGGACCAAATGCCGAGAGGATCAGGGCGTACATGTTTGATGGCGGGGAGGGCGTGTGGCTATGTCCTGGTTCTAATGCAGGAATTCCTCCATGCATATCGCCAAGGACATGGGAGCAGGCTGACCAGTCCTGCAATATCACAGAAGAAGAGTACAACCACGCCAAGCGGATTCTAAAACTGGAGGCCTCCGACTGTGCCTGCGTTTAGAGGGAAAGAGTTTGACGAGATAAGGTCGTGGATCTTTGAGGGGGGAGAGAATTTGTACGTCATTCACAACGACGAACTTCAGGACTACTTCATCATGCCGGGCGATAATTTCAGCCCCGAAACCTACGCAGACACCACCGCAGTCGAAGCCGAACATGCCATAAGAGTGCTAGGATGTATATCAGGCGCTTTCAAAACACAAGGAGAATCAAACACTTGAAGCAAATCTCTGCAAAGGTAGTAGCAGACTCTGTATCGCCTAAGGGCGTTAGGCTTATCACAATGGAGTGCCAGTTCCCAAGGTTCATCCTGGCGCAAGTCAACACACACCGTGACTTCTCCAGGAACTCCGCTTCCTCTCGCGCCATCCCAATTCACAAGCGCCTGCAAGAAGTAGAGGAGGATCCGTACATCCCTATCTACCTCGGCGCTAACCAACCTGGGATGCAGTCAGGGCCGCAGGTGTCCGTGCAGCAGAAGTGGGCGGCAGAGAATGCCTGGAAATCTGCTGCCGCCAATGCAGTGTACTCTGCCAGGATTATGGCAAGCGCCGGGATTCATAAGGAAGTTGTGAACAGACTGCTGGAGCCTTTTCTCTGGCACAAGGCCATCATCTCCGCGACGGAGTGGGAGAACTTCTTCTCGCAGCGCCTGAATCACGATGCCCAGCCGGAGATCAGACAACTGGCGCGGGTCATGCGCGATGCGATTGACGCTAGCGTGCCGTTGCATCTGGCCGAAGGGGACTTCCACCTGCCCTACATTCAGCCCGAAGAACTGACCTCCGTGCCGAAGTTCACCTGTATGGCGATGTCTGTTGCCCGGTGCGCCCGTGTGTCCTACCTGAATCACGACGGCACATACAGCGTACAGAAGGACATGGACCTCTTCAAGAAGCTGAAGAACGCGATGCCGCCGCACCTGTCTCCCTTCGAGCATGTGGCGCGTCCCCTGACGAGCAAGGATGTGCAGAAGGGGAACTTCCAGGGCTGGGTTCAGTTCCGGCACATCGTCGAGGAAGTTGCGGATATTCTGTAGTGCCAAGCTCCCGTAGTTCAGCGAATAGAACGACTTCCTCCTAAGAAGTAGGTCGCAGGTTTGAATCCTGCCGGGAGCGCCAGAATCAGGTGGATGCTGTACAATAGAAGTACCCACCACTCGCCACGGAAACGTGGCACAATGCTCTGGAAACAGGGCAGTCGCACAAGAAAGCCCACCGAAAGGTGGGCTTCTTGTTTGTGAGGAGCGGCTTAGGCGGCAGCTTCGTCCGTATTGGGCTTGGCAACCGGAGTGCCGTTCACTTCACCGTGCAGCCAGGACCACGGGATCCGGTACACCTTACCAAACCGCTTGGACGGGATGCGCCCGTCACGCAGCATCTTGTTCACCATCGCCTTCGAGAGATTCAAGAAGGCAGCAGCCTCAGAGATCTTAGCCAGACCAATTTCCATGTCGTTACTCGCTTTCCTTGGAGAAGATTTCGCTCAGGGTAATAGGCTCACGCTTGGGAGCAACCTTGCCGGAGATGGTCTCGAATGAGGTGGCACTGTCGATGAAGCGCCGGATGTCATCCCTTCGGTAGCGTACTGCCTTACCGATCCTGATGAACTCTGGACCTCCACCAAACCTTCTGAGTAGCCTGACCTTTACAACAGATATGTTTAGGATCTTGGCTACTTCATTCTCTCTCAGAAGACTCTCGATTGCGTCTTTGTTCAACGAGGTGTCCACGGTTGCTCCTTGTGCGGCCTATGCCTGTTTCAGTATACAGTCTACCAGATTCGACATACTCAAGTACATCGGATTCTCTGTACCTTACAGCGCCACCAAGACGAACAAAGCGTGGCCCTCTCCCTTGGAGTCTCCACTTCCTCACGCTGGATATAGAAGCGCCCAGGATCTCTGCAACCTCTGTGTCTAGCAGGAGATGCTTTCTCTTCTCTTGTGTCTCTTGCACAGGTATAGTTTAGCGCCAGAAGTATTGATCTAGGAGAATGGACGGTACTCGCCTTAGATCCCGAGTGCATGTACTTGGTTTTCGCATTCGGTAGCACGGTTAGAGCCAGGGCGGATCATCCGTACAGTGTTGATTGAGAGTGATCCTGTAGCCCGGTTTCCGTTAGCGCGGATCATCCGTACAGTGTTTTTTCTTTGAGGGTCTTTGAGGTTCAGCTTGCCTCTTTCCCGCTTGGTTATTCGTCGCGCTTGTCTCGACCCTCAGGGACGAGGGCCGGACTGCTTGATCATGAGCGCGACAATAACGGGAGGGGGACTTCCCCCCTCCCGGGGACCCACCCCCCTTTTTCTCAAGCACCAACCCGACCCCTCTATCCGGGTGGTGAACCAGAGCGTGGACACACGAGAGGTAACCTCCCTCTCGTTGTGAACTAGGCTATCCGGTATGGAGCCACCGTCGCTACTTCACAGGTGCCTTATCTGGTGTGGCACCAACCTGTCCTCTCGGCTACGGATCTGGAGTTTCACCTGCGCCCTTATCTCAAGTCCACGAAGCGGGACAATCTATCGGGGCCATGCCTCCGTAGCAACCTCATCCAGACTCTTGCGCCTGGGACACCTTTCGGTGGACCGTTAGACCCCTTACTGGCTCACCCAGATTCACTGCGGGGCGTCTGAACCGAGCTGGCTGATGAGTTTACTACGCGGATCGGTCTCATCTCTCACCGCAACCCCTCGCACCAACACCGGGACTGGTTGTAACCGGCATGAAAAGTTTGCCTTTTGTTCTCAGCGGCAAGCCGCAGTTTCGAGCAGACTCTCAATTCCATTCTACCAGCGTTGGGATTCTGGTCAATAAAAATGATACAATCAAGGCTCACCCTTGACTGGGGTAACCATTGTGCAATAGGGGTTTCCCCGAGGTATCTCATCCGCCTCCGAGTAGCCCCTATTGCACGGCATGAACCACAGTAGTACACTGTGTTCATGCTATACCAGGAGTGGCTGAACTCCCTGAGCCTGTCGGAGTTCATTGCGAACCAAGAGGACCTGTATTCCGGCGCTAATCCCTATCGGGATGCGGCTGAGATTATCGGGGAGTTCCCAGAACTCAAGCGCAAGATCATCATGCGCAAGGAGCCGACGAAGTGGGAACTGTTCCTGAAGGAAGGGCGTGCCGCTATGCGACAGACTTGCGCCTCGCCTTGGGGAGACCACCTCGTCATGTGCGCCGAGTACATGTACGGCATGCCGCCTGGGGGATGGAAGATCACAAAGAGGAGCAAAGGTGGAAAGAGACAAGCTGATTCAACAAGAAGCCGAAAGAGTTCTACGGCGCAAGGCGAAGAGCATGGGCAAGCTGACGAGTACTCAGATTGATTCGGCGCTGGCAGAAGAGATCGCCAGGGAAGAGCAGAAGGTAAAGGAAGGAGAGGAGTGGGTGGAACACCTCGCTGACACCGTCAAGCTCTTCAATGGAGGAAAGCCGTTCCTGTCCAACTATGTGGGGTTTAAGGACGGCAGAAGGACTTTCAAGATCGAGTATTGATATTCTCGGTCTATGAATCCAGACGCCACTATGCTCATGACAGAACAGGAGTTGTCTGAGTACACAAGGATCTCAATCCCATGCCTGAAGCACTGGCGCAGTATAGGCTACGGGCCTTCGTATCTCAAGTACAAGGGTAGGGTTGTCCGGTACGAAAGAACTGAGGTTATGAGTTGGGTTGAGTCTTGCTTGGTGGAGCCTGGAGAGGATTCAGAGTACGGTATGAAGATCGTGGACGGGGTCTACGAGATCAGGGTTTATGGAAGCAGATGAGTGTGATAGGATGGGTCTGTCCAGTCTGACGGCTGGGCGCTCCGAAAGTCTCCTATCGGTTTGGTGTACAGGGCTTGTCAACGAATTGGGCAAGCCCTTTTTTCTGGCGCTATTGATTGTTGATCGACTGCTCTACGTTGCGGAGCCTAGCGCGAATGCCTTCGAGTTCAGCGATGTACCTGTCGCTGGTAACGTAGATCTGCCCGACTCTTGTCATCAGGTCGTCGGGTAGCTTGGCGATCTGGACCTGGATCTTCGCCATCTCTTGGGTGATTGAATTCTCAAGGCTTCGGATGTTGATCTCGGAAGCCGCTCCGTCTTTGTTGTATCTGTTCGTGAGTTGCACGATCAGAACCAAAGCGGTGATCCCAATGGAGATCCAAGAAGTTTCCATTCAGCCTTTTCCCCTCGTATAGATTCTACCGTTGTGGCACTGGGTGGGAGATGATGGTGGTGTGAATATAAGGAATGTCCTTGCGGGGAAGTACACTCCGCAGCAGATCGACACCATCATCCAGAACGCGAAGAAGCTGCCGTACCACGAGCAGGTGGAGTTGATGAGCCTGCTGGAAGCGTATGAGAAGCAGTTGAAGGTCCAGGCGTGCCAGACCAAGTTCATAGACTTCGTCAAGGAGATGTGGCCTGCGTTCATTCCTGGTCGGCACCATGCGATCATGGCAGACGCATTCGAGAGGGTGGCTGAAGGCAAATGTAAGCGTCTCATCATCAACATGGCGCCTCGTCACTCAAAAAGCGAATTCAGTTCATATCTTTTGCCTGCATGGTACTTGGGGAAGTATCCTGATCGAAAGATCATCCAAACCTCTCACACAGCCGAATTGGCCGTTGGGTTCGGTAGAAAGGTCAGGAATCTAGTGGGTAGCAGTCATTACCAAACAGTATTCCCTGGAGTCGCCTTGTCATCAGATTCCAAAGCAGCAGGAAGGTGGAACACCAGTAAGCAGGGTGAGTACTTTGCCATTGGCGTCGGGGGATCTGTAAGTGGTAAAGGGAGTGACCTTTTAATTATTGATGACCCTCATGCACTCCTTACCACTGAATGCATACCAACACCAAATGGCTTCAAGACTGTCGAGGAGCTTCGTGTTGGCGACTTTGTGTACGGCCCTGACGGTCTTCCGGTTGAGGTGCTGGCGAAGTCTGAGGTCTGGAAGGACAGGGAACTCTATCGCCTGACGACGGATGATGGGGAATCCATCATGTGTGATGGCGGGCATCTCTGGCCCTACATGTCCGACACGAATATCAAGAAGGCCAAGGTCAAGAACGCGACAGCCAGGGAGCTTGCGGAATGGTCGAAGCCAAACAGGCCATGCCTTCCTCGGCACCACGAGGTTCAATACCCGCACAAGGACCTGCCGATTGACCCATACGTCCTCGGCTACTGGCTTGGCAACGGCACTTCCAGTTTGGGCAGGATAAGCGCCGACACCATCGATATTCAGTTCATCCGTTCTCAGTTTGAACTTGCGGGGTATGAGACTACAGATCACGCTGACCCGTACTCCTTTGGCGCTCTAAAGCTGATGGTGAAGTTGAGGGACATCGGGGTTCTCAACAACAAGCACATCCCAGAGGAATATTTCACATCTTCCGTTGAGCAGCGCCTCTCCTTGATTCAGGGGTTGATGGATTCTGATGGCAATGTGACCATCGACGGGCAGTGTTCCTTCAACAACACGAACCGCCTCCTCTCTTCTGGCCTGAGGGAACTCGTGCATAGCCTTGGGGTCAAGGCGTCGGTCAAGCAATACGAAGCCAAGGGGTATAGCGAGTCCACTGTCTATAGGGTCAACTTCAAGTTGTTCGGGTGCTGTAGGCTCCCGCGAAAGAGAGAGAGAACCAGGACTCCAACCGACAAGAGGCAGAGGTCCTATAAGATCGAGAAGACCGACCTGCGGGGAGACGTTCAGTGCATCACCGTGAATAGGCCAGATGGACTCTTCCTGGCTGGCAGGGGGTATGTCGTTACCCACAACTCCGAACAGGAAGCTACTCTGGCTGCAACAAATCCAGCAATCTACGATGGTGTGTATGAGTGGTACACATCAGGCCCCAGGCAGCGTCTTCAGCCTGGAGGTGCCATCGTGGTCGTCATGACGCGCTGGAGCAAGCGTGATCTCTGTGGGCAAATATTGAAAGCAGCAGCGCAGAGAGATGGCGTGGACGAGTGGGAAGTCATCGAGTTCCCGGCCATCATGCCCTCCGGCCAGCCGCTCTGGCCTGAATTCTGGTCTCTGGACGAACTCTCCAAGATCCGTGCCGAACTTCCTGTTTCAAAGTGGTCTGCCCAGTACCAGCAGAATCCCACCTCAGAAGAAGGTGCGCTTATAAAGAGGGACTGGTGGAAGATCTGGGACAGGGACGACCCGCCAAACTGCGAATACATCATCCAAAGCTGGGACACGGCGCTGACCAAGGGAACCCGCTCGGACTACTCTGCCTGCACGACCTGGGGCGTCTTCTACGACAGCGACTCTGACGGGAAGAAGCGGACGAACATCATCCTGCTGAACGCATTCCAGGACAAGCTAGAGTTCCCAGAGTTGAAGCAGAAGGCACTGGAGGAGTACAGGTATTGGAAGCCAGACTCTTGCATCATCGAAGCAAAAGCTGCTGGCGCTCCCCTTGTCTTTGAAATGCGCCGCATGGGCATACCGATACAGGATTACACTCCATCACGAGGGAATGACAAGATTGCTCGTGTTAATGCCGTAAGCGACATATTTGCTTCTGGCTTTGTCTATGCTCCTCCGTTGCGATGGGCGGAAGAGGTTATCGAGCAGTTTGCTTCTTTTCCAAACTCTGACCACGATGATCTTGTTGACAGTTCTACTCAGGCTCTGTTGAGATTTAGACAGGGCGGTTTTATCTCAACGCAGTCTGATGAAGATGAAGAGCCTATTTCGAGAAAGAAAGCAGACTACTACTGACCATGTTCAATCCGAACCAACTGACTACCATGGCGCAAGTCGATGAGACTGTCGCTCAACTGAATGCTGCCAACATTGGCAATGGTGTTGCTGCCATCTACATTCCCGAGTGGAGCGGCCCGTTTCCTGAACCCAGCGATGGTGAAGCCCGTCAGTATTGCCTGACGTACAACAATGGCTCCACTGGTCATAACGTGGGCCTGATTCGGGTTACCATCGAAAATAACCCGAACACTTGGCAGGTCATGCTTCAGGCTGACGCTGTCGCCACCGCCCCTAAAGAAGAAGAGTAACCGAAATGATTGACAAGCCTCTTGATGAAATGGACTTCGGTCCTGAAGTTGAAGAGAGCGCCGAGATTGAAATCGGTGTTCTAAATCCAGAGGCTGTGTCTATCGAAACCGAAGACGGTGGCATGATCATCGAATTCGGACCGCCGGAGGAAGGGGGAGAGTCACTGGGCGACCTCCCCCACTCCGCGAACCTCGCAGAGCATATCGACGACTCTGAGCTTGCCTCTATCGGTCGCAAGATCCAGGATGTCTTTCAAGAGGACCTGAACTCCCGGCAGGACTGGGAGCGTGCATATAAGGATGGCCTCGATTACCTCGGGGTAAAGACCGAGGACAGGAACAAGCCTTGGGCTGGCGCTTGTGGGCTGTACCACAACATGATCATGGAGGCGGCTGTCCGCTTCCAGTCCAACGCCATCATGGAGATCTTCCCGGCATCTGGCCCGGTAAAGACTCAGATCATTGGCGAGGTCACTGACGAGAAGGAAGATCAGGCGCTGCGCATCCAGACGGATCTCAACTATCTGCTGACCCAGGAGTTGAAGGACTACCGCCCAGAGACCGAGCGCATGCTCTTCGGTCTGGCGCTGTGTGGGTCTGCTTTCAAGAAGATCTGTTTCGATCCCCTGACGGACATGCCTGAGGTAAAGTATGTTCCGGCGCAGGACTTCATTATGCCGTATGGCGCTACGTCTCTCAAGACGGCCAGCAGGTATATCCATGTCCTTACAAAGAACATCAACGAAGTCAAGAAGCTACAGTACACTGGGTTCTATCGCGATGTTGACATCCAGCCTGACTACGAATCCAACTCTCAGCTTCAGGACAAGATTGACAAGGTTAGCTACGAGTACAAGCAGGGCGACGAGGAATCCGTTACTCTTCTTGAGGCTCATATCGATCTCGATATTCCTGGCCTGGAGCATACTGACGATGATGGTAGCCCTACTGGCATTGCATTACCTTATGTCGTCACTGTAGACAAGTCTTCCGGCAAGGTCCTTTCTGTCTACAAGAACTGGGACGAAGAAGATCCCAAGAAGAACAAGCTGATCTGGTTCTCCTCCTACAACTATGTCCCTGGGATTGGGGCGTACGGCTACGGGTTGATCCATCTGATCGGCGCTAATGCGAAGGCTTCGACTGCCATTCTGCGCCAGTTGATTGATTCCGGCACTCTCTCGAATCTTCCTGGCGGGCTGAAGGCAAAGGGGATGCGGGTTGCCGGAGACGATTCTCCGATCCAACCGGGTGAATGGAGAGACGTTGATGTCGCTAACGGGGACATTGCGAGGTCGCTTTACCCTCTTCCTTATAAAGAGCCATCGCAGACACTGTTCCAACTCCTCGGAAACGTGGTGGAGGATGGCCGCAGACTCGCTTCTATCGCGGACGCTGAGATTGGGGATGTCAATTCGCAAGCGCCAGTAGGCACAACTCTGGCGATTATGGAGCGGGCGCTGAAGGTCATGAGCGCCATTCAGGCTCGACTTCACGCTTCTCTCCAGGACGAGTTCGCTATTCTCGTTCGGGTTATCCGTGACAGCGGTTCCAGCCGCTACAAGATTGACTTCGGGAAGATGAATGGGGATAAGCGGTCTGACTTTGACGACCGTATCGATGTGATCCCTGTCTCTGATCCGAATGCGGCCACGATGTCGCAGCGGGTGATGCAGTATCAGGCTGCAATCCAACTCGCCGCGCAAGCGCCGCAGTTCTACGACCTGCCTGAGTTGCATCGGAAGATGCTGGAAGTCCTGGGTGTTAAGGATGTGAAGAAGATTATCCCTGAGAAGATGGATGCCCCACTCCTCGATCCAATCTCAGAGAACCTGAACCTCACCAACATGAAGCCTGCGAAGGCTTATCAGGTGCAGGATCACGAGTCGCACATCAAGGCGCACATGGCGTATGTGCAGAATCCTTCCGTCCAACAGCAGTTGGGACAGAATCCTCAGGCAAACGCTATCTTTGCTTCGTTCATGGCGCACATTGCAGAGCATGTAGGCTTTGCATATCGCGCCCAGATCGAGCAGAAGCTGGGTATCCCGCTTCCCGCGCCGGGAGAACCCATGCCTGGGGATATTGAATCCAATCTCTCCAAGGCTATTGCCGATGCTTCGCAGATGCTCTTGCAGCAGGCGCAGGCTCAACAGCAGCAACAGCAGTTCCAGCAGCAGGCTCAGGACCCCGTTATGCAGCTTCAGCAGGCTGAGTTGCAGATCAAGCAGGCTGAGTTGCAGCAGAAGGCGCAGGAATCGCAGCAGAAAGCCCAGCTTGAGATCGTCAAGAACCAGACGAAGGCTCAATTGGAGAGCGCTAGGATTCAATCTCAGGCTCAGGTTGCCCAGCAGGCCGCTGCACAGCGCGCACAGCAGACCCAAAGTGAACTGGCGCTAGAGAATCAGAAGCTGCAACTCGACGTTCAGCGTCTCCAGAAGGAGCGCCAGGAGTCTGAGGCCAGGATCCAGGCCGAAATGCAGCGGATTCAGACCGAAAACGACATGGCAAAGGCCAAGATTGCGGAGATCTTAGCCAGGATGGACTCCATGGGAGGCAATGTTGGACCTACGATCTAGGTTCTTCAAGAGGATTGACGAGCTTTCAGAGACAAACGCCACTCATCTCGTCTCTGGTTCGTGCGGTGACTACGCCGAATACAAAATGATGGTTGGCAAACTCGCAGGACTCCAGCAGGCACGCCAGGAATTCCAGGAAATCTGGGACAAACTGGTGCAACAAGCCGAAGAGGACTGACGCAAACGCTGCTCTAGCGCAAAAAGGACAACATGAATACACTCCCAACCCCGGTTGGCTACAAGATCCTCGTCAAGATGCGTAAAGTTGTCGAGGAAAAGACCAAAAGCGGGCTGTACCTTCCTGACCAGACCAAGCAGGACGAGAATACCGCCTCCCTTGTTGCTCAGGTACTCGCTATCGGGTCTGATTGCTACAAAGATCCGGTCAGATTCCCGAATGGTGCGTGGTGTTCTGTGGGGGATCACATCATTCTCCGCAGTTATTCCGGCACTCGCATGAAGATTGATGGAGATGAGTACCGTCTCATCAACGACGACACGCCCGAGGCTGTTGTCCCCAACCCTGACAGTGTAGAGAGGGTCTGATGCCAGAAGAATACATGGAATCTGAACTCATTCTTCCCGGCGCTCAGGATGAATCCAAGGAATCTCCCGCTCAGGCCGAAGAAGAACTGGATATTGAGGTAGTTGACGACACTCCTCCTGAGGATCGCCGCCCTCCTCGCGACGAAACCAGGGAAGCAGCGCCGCAGAACGAAGAAGACGAACTCAAGAACTACTCCGAGAGCGTTCAGAAGCGGATCAAGCGCCTGAAGTACGAGTTTCATGAGGAGCGCCGCCAGAAAGAGCGTGCGGATCGGGAGAAACTTGAAGCACTCAACTATGCTTCCGCCCTTCAGCAGCAGATCGAGCAGTTCCGTCAGCAGAACGAGGCCAGCCAGCGTGCGTTGATCCACACTACGGTCAGGCAAAAGGCTTCCGACCTGGATGCTGCGAAGAAAGAACTGCGCGAGGCGTATGAGGCTGGCGACACGGACAAGATGGCTTCGGCGCAAGAGAAGATCGCCGTACTTGCCAACGAAAAGCGTGCGCTTGAATCGTACACCCCGCCTCCCAGCCAGGGTGTAAGCTATTTACAGCCACAAGAAACACAGCAAGCGTATGTGCCTCCTCAGCCTGCACCTCAACCTCAGGCACCACAGGTATCAGCCAAGGCTGTGTTGTGGAAGGAGCGTAATCCATGGTTCGGCCAGGACATGGCGCTTACCGGGTACGCGATTGACATTCACAGCAAGTTGGTTTCCGCTGGAGTTGATCCAGAATCTGATCAGTACTACGAGGCTATCGACGGCGCTGTGAGTCAATTCAAGAACAACATCCCTGGGACGCAGGAGCAAGAGAAGCCTGCCACCCCAGCACCAGCAAAGCCCAAGAACGGAGTCGTCATTAGCTCGTCTCGTACGCCTAGTGGTCAGACCCGCACCAAAGTCCAGCTTACCGAGTCGGCTCTCGCCGTCGCCAAGCGCCTGGGTATCACTCCCCAGCAGTACGCAAAAGAACTACTGAAGCAGCAGAAGGAGATGGAATAGCATGAAGCCGAACCGTGAGTTGGAAACCCGCGAATCTCAGTCGCGCACCGAAACTTGGAAACCGCCCTCGTTGTTGCCTGACCCCGCCCCCAGTTCTGACTGGGTGTTCCGCTGGGTTCGTAAATCGATTCGTGGTGAGTCTGACCCCTCGAACGTGTCCATGCGCCTCCGTGAAGGCTGGACCGTTGCCAGAGCAGAAGATCATCCTGAGATCATGGCAGAGATCATCATGAACGAATCGAAGAATGGCACCATTGAGATCGGTGGCCTGATTCTCTGTAAAACTGCTCGGTCCATGGCGGAACAAAGAACTCGTTATTACGAGGATTTGACCCGCAGGCAGGCCGATGCGGTAAACAATAATCTCATGAAGGAGAATGACTCTCGTATGCCGCTGTTCAAGGACAGCAGCACGAAGGTCACCTTCGGAACAGGAAATTAGAGGATAGACATGGCTTCCACCGCTACTCCCTACGGCCTGATCCCCTACGAGTTGGCTGGCGGCGCTCTTCGTGCCGCTGCTCGGAAGTTCCCCATCGGGGCGGACAACACGAACGCCATCTACTTTGGATCGCCCGTTAGCTTGAACTCCGGCGTCATCACTGTGTGTGGCGCTACCCCCACGACCACCCGGAACACGAATACCCCTGTCGGCATCTTTGTCGGCTGCGAGTATGTCGATGCTACGGGTCGTCCCACTTGGGCGCAGTATCTCCCGGCCACCGCGACCACGGCTGGCCTGACCAAGATCTATGTGTACGTTGTTGACGATCCCAGGGTTGTCCTCAAGGTGCAGGCGAACGGCACCGTCGCCACCACGGACCTTGGCAAGAATGCTCCGCTCACCGCTGTCACTTCTGGCTCCACTGTCAGCGGCAACTCGACGGCTTCTCTGCTTGCCGCCTCGATTGCCACGACGAACACGCTGGCTGTGAAGATCATTGGCTTCGTGGACTCGCCGTACTCGACGGCTGGCGATGCCTACACTGACTGTCTCGTTGTCTGGAACCAGGGCGTCCACGCCTACCAGAACGCGACGGGCGCGTAAGAACTGAACAAGGAAAGGAGAATCAATCATGGCGATTACTCGTTCACAGATGTTGAAAGAGCTTGTCCCTGGCCTGAACGCCTTGTTCGGTCTGGAGTATGCTCGGTACGGCGAAGAGCATAAGGAGATCTTCGAGATCTCTAGCTCGGAACGCGCCTTTGAAGAAGAAGTGAAGCTGTCTGGCTTTGGCACTGCCCCGGTTAAGTCCGAAGGTGGCGCGATTGCCTACGACAACGCGCAGGAAGCGTATACCTCCCGGTACACGCACGAGACGATTGCTCTCGGCTTTGCGATCACCGAAGAAGCGATGGAAGACAACCTGTATGTCTCCGTTGCCCAGCGGTACACCAAGGCTCTGGCGCGTGCGTTTGCCAACACCAAGCAGGTGAAGGGCGCGAACGTGTTGAACAATGCGTTCTCGGCTTCGTACACCGGCGGTGACGGCAAGCGTCTCTGCGCTACGGATCACCCGCTCATCACGGGTGGCACGAACTCCAACCGTCCGACGACTGGCGCTGACCTCAACGAAACCTCGCTTGAGGCTGCGATCATCCAGATCGCCGGGTGGACGGACGAACGTGGCCTGCTGATCGCTGCGAAGCCCCGCAAGCTGATCGTCCCGCCCGCTCTGATGTTCGTTGCGGAGCGCCTGTTGAAGTCGGTTCTGCGGACCAGCACCGCTGACAACGACATCAACGCGATCTACAACCTGTCGTCGGTGCCGGAAGGCTACACGGTCAACCACTGGCTGACGGACACGAATGCGTGGTTCCTGAAGACGGATGTGCCGAACGGCCTGAAGATGTTCGAGCGTGTTGCGCTGAAGACCTCGGCGGAAGGCGACTTCGAGACGGGCAATATGCGGTACAAGGGACGCGAGCGCTATTCAGTAGGTTATTCTGACCCCCTTGGGGTGTATGGTAGCCCTGGCGCTTCCTAAACCATCAAAACAAATGAGTTAGTCCTGGTTTGACATTCTTGGAAATTTGGTGCAATATGATGTCATGGATGTCATCACCAGAAGCCAGGCTATAGAACAAGGACTAACCCACTACTTCACAGGCAAGCCCTGCCCAAGAGGACACATTGCTCAACGCTTTGTGTCCTCTTTTGGTTGTGTGGAGTGTGGTTTTCTTTTTTCAACCGCTCAAAGGGAAGCTCTTACCGAAGATCAGAAGGTGGTCTTGCGAGAGAAAAAGAATGCTATCCGAAGGCTTGAGGCCGCAGAAAAGAAGCGGATCAAAGATCTTGTCGAGGCCGACAGGCTGAATTCCGTCAAAGAGATCATGCTCTCTATGGGGTTCGATCTCCCGTTCACCAGAGCGAAAGCTAAAGAATCTGGTTCAAAGTTTTACTTCAATGGAATTAGTTGCCAAAGAGGCCATATCAATAAGCGGTACGCCGACTCTGGTGGTTGCTATGTGTGCCAAGTTGAAAACAACAAGATCAACAGGCAGAAGCCAGAGCAGAAGCCCATGGTCTTGGCCAGAAAGAGAAAGGACTACTACAAAAATAAGGACAAAAGGGATGCCTCTATGAAGAGGTATGCTTTAGCAAACAAGGAGCGCATCAACCAAAGGGCCAGAGAATACCAAAAGAAGAATCCTCATGTATTCCGAGCTTCTGGCTCCTTCCGCCGCGCCCGTCTCCGCAACGCCACCCCTCCCTGGATCACCTCTCAGATGCGCGAGGACATCAAATCCCTCCATGCACAAGCCGAACTTCTAGAACTTGAAACTGGTATACAATTCGATGTAGATCATATTGTTCAGCTTGACGGGAGAACTGTCTGTGGTCTCCATGTTCCTTGGAACCTCAGGCTCCTGAAACACTCGGACAATATATCCAGACCCAAGCACTTCGTCGATCATCATCTCGGCAGGTGCGAGGATACAATCAACTACACCCTCGTTCAGACTGCACAGCAGACGTTCTGGGAGACGGAACGAGGATTCCCCCAGAAGGAGAATCTCAATGGCTAACACTTCCTTTAGCGGTCCCGTACGGAGCCAGAACGGTTTCCAGGGCTACAGCAGCGATGCTTCCGCGAATGTTTCTTTGACCCTCAGCGCCCAGGGTACTGGTGTTGTACTGAACACCTCCAGTGTCCCGTTCTTTGAGGCGAACCCGGCCGCGGTGACCACGGCTGGCGTTGTGACCTACACCCCGGCGCAACTCAAGACCGGGTTCATCCTCCGCGATCCGAACGGCGCTGGCCGTAGCGATGTCTTCCCGACTGCCGCCGATCTCCTTGCCGCTGTTCCTGGCGCTGTCGTTGGCACCTCGTTTATCGTCACGATCCGCAACACGGCTGACGCTGCCGAGACGATCACGATGACGACGAACACGGGCCTGACCTTGAGCGGCACGATGACGATTGCCCAGAACGCGCAGAAGGACTTCCTCTTGAACTTCACGGATGTCACTACCGCCGCTGTGACGATCTACAGCATGGGAAGCGTGACGTTCTAGTATAGAGAAGGAGGGGCGCTATGGGTAAGCCCGTTCGCATTGCTGTGACTGGGGTTGCTACTAGCGCCCCAGTTCCTTTGAGTACATTGACGGACTCTCCGTTCAATGTGACGCTCGGTGTTTATGGTGGTGCCGGGTGTACCTACACGATTCAGTTCACACTGGACGATGTCTTTGCTTCAGGGTACAGTGCTGGATCCGGCACTTGGATTGACCACCCTGATGCCACCACTCAGACCGGGAACACGGTCGTCATGCTTGTCTCTCCCGTCACGGCAGTCAGGTTGAACCAGACTATCGGCGCGGCGGCAAGTACGTTCTTTGTCTGTCAGTCCGGGAACATGGAGTAGCCAATGGGAAACATTACGATTCAAGGTGATCTGACCGGGGATGTTCCTGGCGGCGAAGTCGGCGGCGCGTCCAACCTGACAACTGTCGGCGCTATCCCCTACGTCTCGGCGGCGGGGACGCTGAATCAAGACCCTACGGCGCTGTTCTGGGATGCAGCGAACAATCGGTTGGGGGTGGGGACGAATGCGCCGAGTGCGACTTTAGAGGTATCTGGTTCTGCACCTGGATTTACCGTCACGCGCACATCTATCTCAGCCTTTACTTTGGATAACTCTGGTTCATCCTGGCGACTTGCATCCACTGGAAATCAAGCACTTGCATTTTTTGCCAACTCGGCAGAACGTGGGCGATTTGCGTCAACCACCGGCAACCTCCTCATCGGCACCACTACCGACTCCAACTACAAGCTCGACGTAGCTGCTTCGGGCAGCGCCGGAACGGCGCGGTTCTACGGCGGGTCGGGGGTGTCGGATACGACGAAGGTAGTCGTGCGGGCGGGGGCAGCAAACGTAACAGGCGATAAGGTCATAGATATCCAAGATGCGAGCGGAACTAGCAAATCATTCTTCCGTAGCGATGGATTGATCGCCGGTATCCTGTCTACAGTAGACATTGCAACCGCAGCTCTATCTACGCAGACGGCGGGGTATACGTCGGGACTCAATCTAGCATCTACTGGCCTTGCTGCATGGTCGAGTACGAGCAATTGGTTTGATACCAAAGACGTCTCCATCTCCCGCGCCTCCGCTGGCGTCCTTCAGGTAGGGAATGGCGGGGCGAATGCGAATGGGTATCTGTCGGCGGCAAGGATCGGGGTGGGTACGGCGAGTCCGACCAAGCGCGTGTCGGTGTCCACCACCGGAACCGATGGTTTCAATATCCTGTGGACCACTGGGGCGCAGGAAGTCTTCGCGCTTACGGCAAATACGAGTACAGGCGAAATCCGACACTTTGCGGATACCAATTACTTTCCAGCTTTTTGGGCCAATAATTTAGAGCGTGCTCGTATTGCGACCAGCGGGAATTTTCTCATCGGCACCACCACCGACCTAGGCTACGGCCTCCACGCCGCGAACAAGGGGACGAATGGGAACCTGCTGGTGTTTGATCCGACCGCCGCTACTGGCTCCACCAAGCTCGTCGTTCGTGCGGGCGCTGGGCAGTCGGGAAACCTCCAAGAGTGGCAGAACTCGGCTGGGACGGTGGTGGCGAGTGTTGCCCACGATGGCATAGATTCACAGGGGACATTCCTCGGGAACGGCGCATACCTGGCCTTAAAGTCTGCACTCGCATCTCCTTACGCATCTCTAGTATTTTTCAAAAACAGCAGTACCCAGACATGGCGGGTAGGAAATTCGGGATCAGACACTTTTCAGTTTTTGGTTGGAGCTGCGGAGAACAGCGTGGCAAGCCTCACCTCGGCTGGCACATTTACTGTCTACAACCAGACCCCCACCACCGGCGTAACCAAAGCCGTTATCCGCGCCGGGGCAGGGCAGGGTGCGACAAACCTGACGGAGTGGCAGAATGCGGCGGGAACGGCGTTGGCGTATGTCAGTAGCATCGGCACTTTTTATTCCGCACAGCGATTTCATACTACTGGGGATGTGCTCCTAAATAATGCAGGTGGTGTAGTAATGGATACTGGGGGAGATGGAGTGTTGCGCCTTCGTGATAACAGCGGAACGAACTTTTCTCGCATTCAACTCGGCGGTACTACTTCTTCTTTCCCTTCCTTGAAGCGCTCTTCCGCGATCCTGCAAGCCCGCCTCGCGGACGACAGCGCAAACACGCAGATGCAAGCCTCCCGCTTTATCAGCGACCAAACCACCCCCGCCGCCTCCACCGACGCCGGAACCGCCGGGGCGATCTGGGCGGACGCAAACTACATCTATGTGCAAACGGCGGCTGGCACGATTAAGCGTGTCGCGCTAACCACTTTCTAAAGGAAACTAATATGGCAAACCCTCTCGCGACGAAAGTCACCCCCTCTCTCACCTTCTATATGGACGACGGCACGACCGTTGTCCGTGAACTGAAGACGGTTCCACAGGATGGCGTGGACAGCCTCTACAACTGGCTGATTACCCAGACCAAGCCGAACCCGCTTGATCCTACCGGCCCGCCGTGGAACAAGTATCAGAACAGCCCGACCGACACCCCGACCGACATCGCGGTGAACTTCGCGAACGATCTGATCTTGCTCCAGGTCAAGCAGATTGTGTCCTACGCTCCCCCCGCCTCTGTTGTTGCGGCGCAGGAGAATGTCGTCAAGGCACAGGCTGAGTACCAGATCGCTCTCGACAAGGCCTCCGGTCTGATCGAAGCCCCTGCTGCTCCCCCGAAGTAGCGCACCTGATGTAACATAGGTGTATGGAAAACACCAAACCTACGGACATCACCGTAGAGCAAAAGCTGAAGATTCGTGACTTGCAGTACAAGCTGGCCGCTATTGCCAACCAGAAGCACGCCCTGAAGACGGAGTTTGACTCCCTTGTCGAGAAAGAAAAGACTCTCGTCGAGGATCTCCAGAAAGAGAACAACTCCCTTCAGGGCTGGTCTCAAGGGTGCGGCTGGTCTCTCGATAACGATACCCTGGAATGGGTGCAGGTTAAGCCCAACTAGGAGAGGTGCAACGTGAAGCCACTGGAAACAATTGGAGCCATACCTGTCGTATGTTCTCCTCATGTGTACACGGAGTACAGTGGCTTCCGATACGACTTCACTACTTCAACTCTTGTAGTGCCGTCGATATCAGCCGGGTCTGTGTCCTTCTCTGCGATACAGCTTAACGGCGCTACGTCTGGATCAACTACTCTCCAGGCGCAGGCAATTGCTTCCGGCACTATTACAGTGCCTTCCGCTACGGATACTCTCGTCGGCAAGGCTACGACAGACACCCTCACGAACAAGACGTTCGATACCGCCGGGTCTGGAAATGTTCTCAGGATCAACGGCACTCAGGTCAGCGCCGTAACAGGTTCTGGGTCTGTTGTCCTGGCAACTTCTCCAACACTTGTCACGCCCAATATCGGGGTAGCTACGGCCACCTCTCTGACCGTAGGTGTTGTTGGCGGGCAGGCGACGATGGCGTCCTGGTTTACCGGGAACACCGCGCACTGGATCAACCTTCCTACGACCGGACCCTCTGGCATCGGATCTGGTGGCGCTGGCGTTAACCCGTGGGTTTCCTATGCTGCCGCTTCGGGCCAGTGGTTCTCTGATGCTTCCGCAGGAGACATTTGCTACAGGAACACTGGTGGCAAGCTGTTGTTCGGCATTTCTACTGGCGCTTACAATATGGCGCTATTGGCAAGCGGCAACCTTCATGCTGTTGGGAGTGTTGGCATAGGCACGGCTAGTCCTGGAACAAAGCTAGAAGTATTCGGGTCGATAACCGCTAGGGTGGCGGCAACGCAGGACGCTGTTGTTTTGGCGGGTAGGGCAGGTGGGACCGGATCTTTTGGGGTCACCCTCACTCCGACTACCTTGACCGCAAGCCGAACGGTCACCCTGGCCGACGGAAATACCACCCTTCAGGCTGGGACGATGGCGATTACGGGCGGGACTTTGGCTCAGTTCGCTGCCACCACCTCCGCCCAACTGGCAGGCGTAATCTCTGACGAGACCGGGTCAGGGTCTCTTGTATTCGGCACTAGCCCTACGATTGCCACCCCTACTATAACGACAAGCGCCGTAATCCCTATAGTGAATGGAGGTACGACAGCGTCCTCCACACTCATCCTTCAATCTACTTCTGGCGCTGGGACATCTGATGCCATCATCTTCAGGACGGCTTCGCAGTCTGAGAAGGTGAGGATCGATACAAGCGGGAACACATTTGTCGGCACTGCTTCCTCTACTATCGGCAAGTTTGTAGTCTCAGGGGCGCAGGGCTTTGCCAACCAGGGGTCCAACATCGCGTGCGCCATGCGGGTTCAGACGGGGTCGAACAATGCGATCCTGCTTGACACTATTGGCGTAACGAACGCTTCCGGTTACAGGCGAGGGATCTACTGGGGGTACGGGGGTGATGACTTTGGCCTCTACAGATTCACCAACGACGGCACCACCGGGTTTGTCACCGACTTCTACCTGTCAACATCTGGACGCTTGGCTCTTGGAACCAGCACGGTTGCTACTTCAGCGGCGCTTCAGATCGATTCCACTACTGGCGCTCTGATCGTACCAAGGATGACCACTGCACAGCGTGATGCTTTAACCGCAGTCAACGGCATGATCATCTACAACACTACCACCAACACCATGCAGGGCCGGATCAACGGTGCCTGGGCGAACATGTAGTCTAGGTCAACGATGCGCCGATTGGAAGTCATCCTCTATATCAGCGCCAAAGAGAATATCATGTCCTTAGAGACGGGAAGAATCTGAATGCAGAAGTTCAAGCGTACATCCGGCGGCGGCATTGAATATCGTGGGCATACGTTCCCTGGATTCAACAAGCCTATCAAGTCGTCCAATCCTGCCAAGAAGAAGATGGTGCTGGCGAAAGAAGGCGATCAGGTAAAGCTGGTTCACTTCGGTGACGCTTCTATGGGCCACAACTACAGTGCCGCTGCCAGGAAGAGCTACATGGCTCGTAGCGCCGGTATCAAAGGCAAGGACTCCAAGCTCTCCGCGAACTACTGGTCTCGCAAGGTATTGTGGGCTGGGCCTTCAGGTAGCAAGAAGGCACCCCCGGCCTCCCAGAAGGTGAAGAAGTATGATTAGCGACTTGACGTGCAAGAAGCTGACGGCAGCAGGACTGGTATTTGACGGTCCAGGTAGGGTTGTAACGATATTCGCCCATACCGCACTGGCTGGCTCATTTCAGTTAAGAGATGGTGGTGCTGCTGGAGATATCTTGATAGACATATCGCTTCCAAACAACTCAACGACAGCCATCCCTCTTGGTGGTAACGGAGTTCGTTTTGATACGAACATCTATCTATCGGCTACAAATATTGACGCAATCACTGTCTGCTGGGGGTAATCATGAAGGGCCAAATGAAGATGTCGGCGCAGCAGCAAGGCAAGGTTGGCAAGGTCATGCACGAGTTCAAGGCCGGGAAGCTCAAGTCTTCCTCCGGTCAGAAGGTCACGAACCCGAAGCAGGGCATTGCTATCGCACTGTCGGAAGCTCGGAGGGTTAAGAAATGATCGGTCGATTCAGCATGGGGAAGCAGGTCGGCACCCCTTCTATGAAGAGGAAGCCTGCCAAGTCTGCTAAAGCCCAGTTCGGAGAGGGCGCGTACTCTAAGCCTACTGTCGCTCGGAAGTTCTCCAAGCTCCAAGCGCCGAAGGTAAAGAAGGGCTTCTAGTGGGATACACCAAGCCTCAGCTTTTTTCGGCTATTGGGTCTTTGTATGGGGACAGGCCAGCCCTTATGGAGGTATGCGATGTGCCAAACATCTTCGCTATTTTTCGATAGCTGTATCCAGCCTCAACAAGGGATTGGTACTCACTTCTTCTTGCCTCGTGAATCCTTCGCTTTGCGTTTGCTATTTTCTGAGAAATCCATCCGTGCCTCTCTCCGCCGAATATTGAGTTATCTCTCGGGCTCACCCATCGAAGATTGCTTGCGGAGTTGTTCGTCCGGATTCCGTCAATGTGATCGACTTGCGCTAGGTTCTCTGGATTTGGCACGAAAGCTTGAGCAACCAGTCTATGAATGTATTTCGAGCTCTGTCTGCCGAGGGATGCTCTCAGGTATCCAGTTGTATGGATTACTGGTTTCAGTATTTTTTGCTTTTCAATTCTCATCCTTTTCCTTAAGTTCTTTTGAGGGATGTCTGCCCAGTTTGACCGCAATCTCCCAAGGCTGCTTATCGAATACCTTCCATCGGTTCCTTGAATCTCGGCCCAGATCTCTTCCGTTTCGTGTTCCATTGAGTGGATTATTGCATTGGCGCACCAATACGGTCAATCGAAATTTTGATACCTTCAAGAGGTTCAGGTAATGTCTACTTCAGGCACGGCAACTTGGAACATCAACATCCTCGACATTATCGAGGAAGCGTACGAGCGGGTTGGAATTGAGGTCAAGGGTGGCTACGAGATCAGGACCGCCCGCAGAAGCCTGAACCTTCTGTCGATGGAGTGGGCGAACCGTGGGCTGAACCTGTGGTGCGTGGAGCAGGGGACTCTTGCTCTTACTGCTGGCACTGCTACCTACAACCTGCCTGACGACACAATTGACATCCTTGAAGGTGTGATCAGGACATACCCCGGTCAGACGAATCAGCAGACCGACATCGCCATCACCCGGATATCGTTCGTCACCTACAACACCCTGCCCAACAAGTTGCTTCGTGGCACTCCCATCCAGTTCTACGTTGCACGGGATACGACCACGCCTCAGATCACGTTCTGGCAGGTTCCTGACGATACGATCTCCAGGCAGTTCGTGTACTACCGCCTCCGCAGGCAGCAGGATGTGGGGACCAACGCCAACAACAATATGGATGTGCCGTTCAGGTTTGTTCCGGCGCTGATTGCGGGCTTGGCCTACCAGCTTGCTTGCAAGAGGCCGGAAGCATTCGCCAGGATCCCTGAACTGAAGGCGCTGTACGAAGAGGAATTCCAACGGGCTGCGGACGAAGATCGTCAGCGGTCTGCGGTCATGCTTGTGCCTGGAGGGTATGGCTGGTAATGTACGCTTCCGGTAAGCACGCAATCGCGATGTGCGACATCTGCGCTAGGCAGGTGAAGTACACGAATCTCAAGAAGTACATCTACAACCAGAGATGGAATGGTCTTCTTGTATGCGAAGAGTGCTTCGATATAGACAATCCTCAGCTTCAGATCGGCAGGTACGTCAGAGGCGAGGCTATTGCGCTGGAGAATCCAAGAACTGCTTCGCAGCAGAATCCGCCGACACGAGAGTATTTTGGCTGGAACCCTGTGCTGCCGAACAAGATCTACGTTACTCTAGGGCGGGTTACAATTACGGTCAGCTAGGGAGAAGGCATGCCAAAGTTCAAGAAAGAAAAGAAAGTCGTAAGGGCGCAGGCGGGGGCCTTCACTGGTAGTTCCCCTATGAAATTCCCTGACCAGGAAGTTCAGTCCCCCGAGAGGCAAGTGGCTGGCGCCCTTGGCAGGGGAATCACTGGAGCCAGTAGGTTTCTTATTGGGCTAATGGGTGGTGATCCAGATCTTCCTCAAAGGATTGAACAGGAAAAGCTGAACAAGCAACTTGAATCCACAGGAAGAAGGTCCTTGGATCTGACTAAAGGAATGACTGCCAGCATGCCGAAGCCAACTCCTCCGGCTTCTCGTCGTGGTGTATCTGGCAAGGCCTCTCCCAAGCCTGATGCTGTTGGCAATCTCTATATGGATGAATTCAAGAGCAGGTTCCCGGAGCCATCTCCTCAGCCTCAAGCCAATGTGGCTAGCCCCACGGCTGCTCCGCCTGCTCAAATGATCTTCATGCCTAAGCAGATTGACTTGTCTGACATCTTTGGTAGGCGCAAGTATTCTGAATCTGCCACCGCTTCTACTGGCACTCCTGCTGATATGGCGAAAGCCGCAGGCGAGATCCCCAAGACCAAGGCTGGCCTCAAGAAGTTCATGCAGGAGTACGGCAAGTTCATTGCTCTCGGCGCTATGGCTGGTCAAGGTGGCAAGGGCGGTCAGATCGCTGCCCCGATTATGGCGGCGCTGCCTGGGCTGATCGAGATAATGAAGAGCAAGAAGAAGTCTTCCGGGGGTGAACCTCCGAAGAAAAGCGAAGGCGGCGCTATCCGCAAATTCAAAGGAGGTTCCATGAAAGGGAACTCGAAGAACTCGATGGACAGCATGCTCACCCCCAAGTACGCGAAGGGTGGCAAGACGGACAAGATGGGCAAGGCTGCTGGTGAAATGCCGCAGCACAAGAAGATGGCGATGGGCAAGCCCACCCCGCAAAGCACTGGTCAGAAGTTCGCTAAGGGCGGCGCTGCGAAGTACGCTGGCGGCGGCATGTGCAAAGGCTACGGCATCTCGAAGAAGATCCGCCCGACCGGCCCGATGAACTAACCCTGGCGCTATCCTAGGAGAAGGCCAGAAATGACATACGCTGAACTCAAAGAGCAGATCAAGGATTACGTCCAGTCCGAGGAAGCCACGTTCCTCGCGAACCTGGATGTCATTATCCAGCTTGCAGAGCAGCGTATCAACAGGGATGTGAAGTCTCCAGACTCTCGAAGCACTTCTACTGGAACTGCGACTACTCAGACGATCACCACGCCTAGCGACTTTGTGATGCCACTGAGTTTGTTTGTGAGTATCGGTGGAATTGAGACTGGACTTCTACTCAAGGAGCCTTCGTATTTGACGGAGGCCTTTGGCGTAACCGCTTCGTCTGCTGGGTCCAGCGGATCTCCGGCGTACTACGCTATCCTGTCGGCTGGGGGTGGCTCTACGACAATTCTCATAGCGCCATCCCCTAGTTCATCTTTGGGGTACACCTTGTACTACTACAAGACCGCTGACACGATTGTGGGCGCTGATAGCAACACAACTTGGGTCAGCAACTACTTCCCGCAGACTCTCCTGTACGGCTGTCTTGTAGAGGCGTACACGTTCCTGAAGGGCGATCCCCAGATGCAGCAGCAGTACGAGAAGCTGTATCAGCTTGGTCTGATGGAACTCAAGAATGTCGCTGAGGACGAACAGCGGATGGACAACTACCGGAACCCCGATAGCAAAAGGAACATTGGCTAAACATGGCATTCACTGGTAGCTATGTAACGAACTCATTCAAAGAGCAGCTTCTGCTTGCTGTTCACGACTTCTCAACGGATGTCATCAAGATTGCCTTGTACTCAAGCGCCGCTACGATTGACAGTTCGACGACTGTCTACAGCACGACGAACGAGATTACCGGCACTGGATACACTGCTGGCGGAAAGACTCTGACCTGCACTGTCACGCTGACGGGCAACTACGCCATCCTCGACTTTGCCGATGTGAACTGGACTAGCGCCACATTCACCTGCCGGGGCGCTCTCGTCTACAACTCCTCGAAATCCAACAAGTCCATCTTCGTGCTGGACTTCGGCACTGACAAGACGGTATCCAGCGGCACGTTCTCTATCCAGTTCCCTGTTGCTGATGTGAACAACGCAATCGCTGTGATTAGCTCGGTGACAAACTGATGCCTCCCACATACACCTCAAACAACAAGATCAAGAAGATCGCCACGGGTGACGAGACGGGTACTTGGGGAACGAGTACCAACACGAACTTCGACCTGTACGACACTGCTATCGACGGCGTTGTCTCGATCTCTCTGTCTGGGACAAGTACTACCCTCACCATCTCCCCCGGCGCTGCTGCTAGCCCTGACGGCAGAAACAAGATTCTGATCCTGGGCGGATCTCCTAGCGGCACGCATACGATTACCATTGATCCGCCGGAAGTCGAGAAGCACTACTTCATCCAGAACAACACGAACCAGAGCGTCATCATCACACAGGGTAGTGGCGGGAGCGTCACTATTGCCGCTGGGTACTCTTCTGTCGTGTATTGCAATGGCGCTGGATCTGGTGCCGCAGTTGCTGAGGTATTCACGAAGTTCAAGACTACCGAGTTCAGCGCCGGAACATATACTTCTGCCGCTGCTCTTGCCGTAAAGCCTGGGACGAACTCCACTTCCGCCATTGCCTTCCAGACTTCTGGTGGCACTCAGATTGCCGCTATCGACAGCACGAACAGCAGGTTTGGTGTGGGAAGCATTGCTCCGACAGCGCCATTCTCTGTCTCTGGCGCTAACTCCATATCCGCCCCTTCCTTTACTGGAATTCACTTGATTGGCGATGGAATCACTACTAGCTCCAGGATCTCCATTGACGGAGTTGGTAATGCTGGTTGGTTTCTTGGGAGGCTCTGCCTTGGCACTGCATCGTCTCCGTCTGCGGTACTCTCTTCGGCTTTCCTTTCTGCCTTTACTGGTCGAGGGTATCTAACCAGCGCATACTCTACGAGCGACTTGGGTCAGGTTGCAATTCAGGCCGAGGAGAACTACACGAACTCCACTGCGGCTACCGGGATCGTTTTTAGCACCACCGCTCCTGGGTCTGTAGCTTTTCAGCAGGTAGCCAGGATTGACGGCGGGGGTCGCTTCATTATCGGGCAGCAGGTCGCTGGCGGTCTAGGCAACCAAACCTCTGGCCCCAGTGTTGGGATTGAGCTTCAAAGCACTACCAGGGCTATTCTTCTCTCCCGCATGACGACGACTCAGCGGAATGCCATGACTGCCATCAAGGGAATGATTATCTACAACACCGACACGGACACGTTTCAGGGTTGCTATCAAATATCTCCATCTGTTTTGTGGAAGGATCTCTAATGCCAACGAGCTTCTCTTGGAACATCAAGGTCATGACGGTAAAGCCAGTCGAGGGTAGCTTGACTGATGTCGTTATCGTAGTCTACTGGGATCGGCTTGGATCTCGCGTCAGCAACAGCGTTACGTACAATGCGTCTCGCTCTGGCATGTCCAACCTCGGCACTCCGGATCCGTACAACTTCACCCCCTACGATCAACTGACAGAGAATCAGGTGATTGGCTGGGTGGAGACTTCTCTCGGCACTGAGCAGCTTGCCCTTATCGATGCCAGTATCGACAAAGACATCGACAACCAAATCAACCCACCTGTGGAGGTCCTGCCGCCCCCGTGGCAGCAGTAATTCTATGCACGCTGACTTCATTTCCAAGCTCCTGCACGGAGTCACCGCAGCGCACATGCTGCACCTGATGACGAAAGGCCCCGGCGCTTATGCTCGGCACAAGGCTCTCGGGTCTCTCTACGATGGGCTGTCTGATGCCGCCGACTCTCTTGCTGAAGAATGCTTCGGTGTTCACGGTGTGCCTACGTCATTCCCTAGCGAAAAGTTTGTCTGCCCCAAGGATCCTGTAAAGTTCGTCTCTGAACTCTACGAGTACGTCACCAGGAACCGCAGCCAGATGGGCGACGAGAGCCACATTCAGAACTCTATCGACAGCATCCTTACGTTGCTGGCAAGCACCAAGTACAAGCTCGAAAACCTCGCATAAGGAGCGCCATGTCTTTCTTCGGGAAACTCAAGTCCATCTTCTCTCCGTCGAAGCTGGCTGTCGTTAAGGGTGTTGTCGGCACCGTGTACCCTGTTGTAGAACTGATTGCCACCATGACCCCTACGAAGGCTGACGACGAGATCATCGCCTGCGCCAATCTGATCGGGGTTAAGGACTTCATTCTCTCTGAACCGGGTGAATCCGGTAAGATGCTGAAAGAGCTGGCAATCAAGGCTGCTCAGAAGAAGATGAAGAACGTGCCAGTCGAGGTCATTGCCAGGGCGGTTGAAGCAGCCTACCAGCAGATGAAGGCCAAAGACTCGCTTTAAGGAGTTTGTGTGCCGCTGATTAAGATTCAGCCAAGACAGGGGATCGTTAGAGATCTTACGAACTACGCTAACGAGGGTGGTTGGTACGACTCGGACAAGGTCAGGTTCCGCCTGGGGTTTCCTGAGCAGATCGGTGGCTGGGTCAAGTACGTCACCTCCACATTTCTCGGCACTTGCAGGAGCCTGCACCAGTGGTTCACTCTCGACCTGGAGACCTACCTTGGAGTCGGGACGAACCTGAAGTTGTATGTAGAGACCGGGAACACCCTCTACGACATCACCCCTATTCGCAGAACGGTCACGCTTGGGTCCAACCCATTCAACACCGTAGACGCTGGCAGTAAGTATCTACTCGTCAGCGACACAAGTAACGGCGTAGTACTCAACGACTTCGTCACATTCTCTGGCGCTACTACATTCGACACTGTGTTCACTGCGGCGCTTCTTAATGCTGAGTTTCAGGTTGTGGAAGTTGTCAGCGCCAACCAATACAAGATCCTTGTGAGTGGCGCTAGTTCTGGCGCTTCCGCTGGTGGAGTGACTGGTGGCGGGGCTTCTGTATCCGCTGCCTACCAGATCAACACTGGCCTGGACTCTCAGGTGTTTGGCGGTGGCTGGGGCGCTGGTCCCTGGAGCCGGGGTGGATGGGGGTCTGGGTATTCGATTGGCGTTCCCTCTCAGCAGATCAGACTCTGGTCCCAGGACAACTATGGCGAGGACCTGATTACCAATGTTCGGGGTGGCGGCATCTACTACTGGACAACCTCTGGCGGGAACCCAACTGCCGTTCGCGCCGTGGAACTGTCCTCCATCTCTGGTGCCAACGAATGCCCTACTGTTGCCAACAAGATCCTCGTCAGCGACATCGACAGGCATGTCATTGCTATCGGCCCTAACCCTGTATTCGGCACAACACAGGATCCTCTCCTGATCCGGTGGTCTTCCCAAGAGGACTACCTCGACTGGGAACCTCGCACAGACAACACTGCTGGAGACTTCAGAATCTCCAGCGGGTCTGAGATCATTGGGTGCCACGAAACGCAGCAGCAGATCGTGGTGTGGACTGACGTAAGCACGCATGTCATGGCGTACAGCGGCCCTCCCTATACGTTCTCTGTTAATCAGGTGAGTGACTCTGCCTCTATCATCTCCCCCAACGCTGCCGTAGACGCACGAAGCATTGTCTTCTGGATGGACGTAAACAATTTCTACCAATACGCTGGATCCATTCAGGTCCTGCCGTGTCCAGTTCGCGACTACATCTTCAAGAACATCAACCTTGAGCAGCGGTATAAGGTGTTCGCCGGGGTCAACTCTCTCTACAACGAGGTGATCTGGTTCTACCCGTCCGCCAACTCAGAGGACACCGACAGCTACGTTATCTACAACTACGACGAGCAGGTGTGGTCTGTCGGCACTATGAACCGCACTGCTTGGCTGGACTCTGGGTATAACACATACCCCCTTGCCACGAATCGAATCGCTGCTTCTGGCGCCGAGACGAACACGACAGGGTACATCTATCAGCACGAGACTGGATATGACGATGACGGTAGCCCCATGGTTTCGTATGTTGAATCCAGTGATCTCGACATCGATGACGGCGAACAGTTCTCATTCGTCAGCAGGGTGATCCCTGACGTTATGTTCCGTGGCACTTCTGGCACTCCAGCCATCAGCATGTCCTTCAAGTACAGGAACTACCCAATGGAGTCGTTCACCAACGGTCCTACGGTCACAGTTCAGAACGGAGACACACAGAAGGGGATCCGCATTCGCGGCAGGCAGATGGCCTTCAGGGTCTCTTCTAACGGGTCTCAGGTTGGCTGGAGGCTTGGTGCCAATAGATTCCAGATACAGCCGGATGGCCTGAAGTGAACAAGAAGACACCCAAGCAACTCATCCCTACAGCGCCATCTGAATACAAGAAAGACTACCTGGATCTTGTTGTTAGGGCGCTTAACCTGTTCATGTCTGACGATGCGAATCCAGGTGATCTGGTGTGTGCCTCGATGTCTGTGATCAACCCAAGTGAATCAGGCTATGGGCTGAGAAATGGCGATGTGTATGTTGACGCGAACGGCTTTCTGAAAATGGTTAGAGCAGGAGAAGCATACGCGCCAACCAATCAGTTCCGTGTCAAACTGGGAACGGTTACGGTATCAATCACATGAAGAATAAAGGTATCGGCGCTCTTGCAGAGCAGGTTGCCTCGAAAGGCAGGAAGGGCGACTCCACCCTGCTGCATGTTCAGCCTGAGGAGTTGGCCGGTATCGCCGCTCTCTTGGGAGAGGATCTGACGATCAACCCGGAGACGGGACTGCCTGAGGCCTTCTCGTGGAAGAAGTTGCTGGGTGCAATTGGTATCGGCGCTGCTGCTGCTCTTACGGGTGGCGCTGCTGCCGGTATGCTCCCGGCTTGGCTTGGCGGTGGGTCTGCTTTGGGTGGAATTTTTCAGACCCTCGGCACCGTTGGTAAGGGCATCATCCCGAAGATTCTGGCTACTACCGCTGCATCTCAAGCTGTCGGTGCCGCTACGCCAGACTCCAAGAAGCAAAACCAGCAGCAACTCAGCGATGCTCAGAAGTGGAAGGAAATGACCTCTGCTCCTGAACTCAAGCGCCAGCGTTTCATGACTGATTTCTATGCGCCAGTCGCACGGCAGGATCAACAGGCGCAGCCTCGCTCTACCGAGATTTCCGCTGCCCTGCCTATGGGAGTCGTGGACTTGGGGAGCATGACCCAGCGCCGATTCCCTGTCGGCATCGAACAGGTATACGATGTTCAGCGGGTTGCCGAAGGCGGCAAGCTAGAGCCAGAAGAGCAGAAAGCGCAGCAGATTATCCGTGACGCGATGGATGCGATTCGCGGCGAGGGTGACGATCCTGAATCTGCTCTTAACACCTACCTCGCTTACTACGGGAAGGAGGCGCTTCAGGATCTGTACAAGCGCATGTCCGGCGAAGAGGAGCAGGAAGGCGAAGAGCAGGATGACGAGGAATACAACCCACCTGAGGGCATGGTAAAAGGCCCAGGCAATGGCATGGATGACATGGCTACGGCCCGTATGGCGCATGGTGGTCAGAAAGTCCTCCTGTCGAATGACGAGTTTATCATACCTGCTGATGTTGTGTCAGGGCTTGGGGATGGTAGCAGTGAAGCTGGTGCCAGGAAGTTGTACGCGATGATGGATCGTGTTCGTAAAGACAGAACAGGCACGACCAAGCAGCCTGGAAAGATCAAGGATGGCAGGGTTCTCCCTGCGTAGGAGTAGAGATGGCAGATCCGCTTCAGACTCAAGTTCAGGTTCAGGATATCCCCGAGTATCTCCGGGACTATCGCTCGGCGCTTCTCAATGCCGCTTTCCAGAGTGTCTTCAGCAAGCCGTTTCTGGAGAACAACTTCCGTGGTGCCACTTGGTATACGGGTGGGGCGCAGGGTCAGCCTCCCCAGGCTCCTCCTCCTGCCTCTGGCGCTGGCGGTGGCGCTCCTGCTGGCGGTGGCGACACTCGCACCGATACTCAAGAGATGGATAGCGGAATCGCCAAGGCCTTGGCTATGGCCTCCGGCCAGATGCCGAAGATCCTGGGCATGGTTTGGGATCCGAAGACCCGCACCTACATTCCTGAGAAGTACAAGCCCGTTGTGGCGATGGCTGGAGGTGGTGACCTTGGCGAGTTGATCGACAAGTATGCCGCTATTCGGGCGCAGGCACCGGAGACCTTGAAGGGTGAAGTTGTTGAAGATTCTGGAGCGCCCCAGGATGATCTGCTCAAGTCTATTCTCTCTGGCGCTGTCAGGAATCCCGTTATCAGGGGTCCGTTTGGTGAGCTTGGCGGTGGTGGAGATGCTTCTACCTGGAGCGTTCCCGGTATCTCTGGCACCAACGTGAGTACCTACCAACCTCAGCCCAACATCTCTAGCGGCGTATCTGACTCTGGATCTAGCACCTCGACCCGTGGGCCTGTTGCTGCGACTGGTGCCGGAAGCAATGTTGGCACTGGATCCCGTGGCGCAACGAGGGCTACCGGATCTACTGGGATTACTCCTGGTGCATCCACTCCGTCTCGGCCTCAAGGTGTGATCGGCGCTCCCCCTGTCGGGACCTCCTCTTCTGCTGCTGTTCTGCCTCAGTTTGCTTCTGGCGCTGCCGGGACTACCGCTGAATCCCAGGGCGCTGGTGGGTACAACCCGGCTCAGTACGCTACTGATCAGCAGGCTGCTGGTCTCGCCTCGCTGCTTGGTGCTGGAGTTTCCAGGACGAATCCAGTCGGTCCAGTTGCACCTCCCCCGCAAAACATTCTGGACTTTGGAGATGGCGCTCAGTTGAATGCTGGCCTTGTGCAGCAGGCTCTGGGGAATATCACTGTTGATGGCGTATCTCGCGCCAGGACTCCTAGCGAGATGACGCAGTCTCTTGCTGGGCTTCGTGCTGAGATTGCTGCTGGGGGTGGGGATACTTCTCAGATCGACAGGCTTATCCAGCAGAACACCCAGGCCTATACCTCCGGCGCTGCGACATCTCCGATCGGGAGACCTGCTGCTTCATCGGGTCAGTCGTCGGTTGCGGCACCCGTTGATCGAAGGGGCGGCGCTGGCGACTCTGGATTTGACAGAACCAAAAATCCTCCAGCTGATTTCAGCGGAGATATTGGCGAACCTATCGCTGGACGCGGGGCTGATGTATCTGGTGTTCGCGGTCTATCTCCTGCTTACATGGCGCAGGCGGACAAGAGAGGTGGGGCCAGTGAGGATGAGAAGTACGCACTTCAATCTCTTTCTTATCCAATCGCCACTACCGCCCGCAATGCTCAGGAAGAAGATGAGTGGGTTCGCAAGAACACCGAGGGATACGCTGGCGGCGGCACTCTCGCTCGGTTCGACATCGGTGATGACGGCAAGGTAAGGAACTACCGCAAGGGTGGCGCTATCAGGAAGAATGATGGCGGTGGGTTCGGCATGGCCCAAGCGACTCCCCCTCCCCAGAATCTAGGTGGATTTGGCGTGGCCCAGACCCCGACGAGCGGAGGCTTTGGCGGTCCCGGTGGGGCTGCTGGGTTCTGGAACATGGTGAATCCGAACGCTCAGGTTGGCACTTCGATATTCAATGCGCCTCCTGTGTACGGTGGTCAGCGAAACCTGACGATGGGTGGAGATTTCGGTCAATACACCCCTGGAGTTGGGTACACCGTCAGCAACCTTACTCGCGGCGCTCTTGGCAACCTTGGCGATCTTCCCAGTGTCTACGGGAAAATGATCGGTGCCGACAAGCAGGAGTACACTGGCATTCTTCCTGGCACTGACTTCGGCAAGGGCGTGTCGAATGTGAATTGGGCTGCGGATATTGCCGGGACTTCCGCTGGCGCTGGCCTAAACCTCCTCGATCAGCTTGGCCTTACTGGGATGGGCGCGGCCCCCAAGGAGCAAGAGAGCTATTTGATGGAGAAGATGGGGGACATCTCGAAGATGGGGATCGGATCTCCTATCTCTGTCTCCAATCTTTCTGCTCCTCAGATGCAGATGCCTACTGGCGTAACCGCTGGCAGGACCCAGGTCGGTGAGTTCGGCACTCCCCAGGCTGAACAGTACATGTCTCCGTACCAACGGGCTGTCACTGAAACCCAGAAGCGAGAGGCCCAACGTCAGGCCGCTATGCAGAAAGCTGGCCGAAGTGCTGCCGCTGTGCGCTCGGGTGCTTTCGGTGGCTCCAGGCAGGCTATTCAGGAAGGCATGGCCGAGGAAGCTCTTCAGCGCCAGTTGGGTGATATTGAGGCGGCAGGTACTCAGCGTGCATTCGAGTCTGCTCAGGCTCAGTTTGAACGCGACCGGGCTGCTTCTCTCGCCTCCCAGCAGGCAAACCTTCGGGCGAACCTGGAGGCTCAGTTGGCCAATCAGCAGGCTGGACTCACGGCTGGTCAGGCGAATCTTGGCGCTGCTATCGGGACTCAGCAACTCGGCACCCAGGCTGGGCTGGAAGCCGCGAAGGCTAATCAGGCCGCAGGTCTTGGCATCAGCCAGATGCAGCTTGATGCGATCAAGCAGGCTTCGGCGGAAAGACAGCAGGCTAGGCAGCAAGCCTTCGGCAACAAACTTGCGGCGCTACAGCAGGCGCAGGCTGGCGCTCAAGGTCTGGCTGGTATGGGCGGCACACTGATGGGCATCCCTGGCATGGCACAGCAGCTTGAGCTTCAGCGTCTTGCCGCTATGCAGCAGGGAGGTGGGTACATCGACGCCCTTACCCGTCAGGCTATGGATCTCCAGTACCAAGACTTCATCAATCAGCAGAACTTCCCGTATCAGCAGATGAACTTCCTGTCTGGGATCCTTGGCGGGGTGCCGACTGGCATGCAGGTTGAGGGTGTCCAGTTTGCCCGTCCCGCTGGCGGTGGCCTGAGCGGCCTCCTCACTTCCGGCGCTGGTCTACTGATGAATCAGTTGAACAAATAACACTAGGTGAAGCATGAATCTCGTTAAGGCAGCAGACGATCTCAAGAACCTTTCGGACCAGCAGCTTATGGCGGCTGGGCAGAATCCCGTTGCGATCCCTCCTTATCTGGTGCTTGCCGAGATGAAGCGCCGGGAACAACTGAGGGCCAGCTTTGCCAAGGCGCAGCAACAGCAGCAGCCGCCTGTAATCCAGCAGGTGGCGCAGAATCTGGCGCAGGGTCAGCCTCAGCAGCCACAGCAGCCTCAACCGCAGGGCCAGGGCATTATGCAGGCGATGCCGCAGGGTGCCGTAGGTATGGCAGGTGGAGGTCATGTTGCTCGGTATGCTGACAAGGGGAGGGTTACCGCTCCGACGCAGCCTGCTATTGACCCGTTCGTGGCTGACCTGATGAAGAAGCAGTCGGACATCTATGCGTCGATGTTATCTGCCCCGGCCCCTCAATCTACCGCAAGACCGGATCTGGTTCTCTCTCAGGCTGACATTGAGCGCCAGTACAAGGGCAAGAGTCCTCTTGAACTGATGAGTCAGGCTGAGTCTCTCTATGGGAAAGGCGACTACTCTGCTTACGAGAACTTCCTCAGGGGCCAGATGGAGGAGGCCAAGTCCAGGAAGGTTCGACTGGGCGACGCCTTGATTGCTGCTGGCGCTGCGATGGCCTCCAATCGAGACCCTAGAGTTGGGCTTGCAAGCGTTCTGGCGCAGGGACTTGGTGCTGGCGCTCAGTCGTATCGCCAAGCCGAAGAGCAGAAGAAGAAGGACATCCAGACGGCGATGCTTGCCCAGGTTGCTCTCGACAAGATGAAGCGCGAGGAGCAGCAGCAAAGGGCTGGGTTGGCTATGAATCTGGCGCAGATGGATAGCGGCAAGCTGCTCACCATGCTTCAAACCCTTGAGGCAAACAAGAGGAGTATGAATGAAGATCTGCAAAGCGAAACGCGAGAGTCGCGGCAGAGAGAATTGCAGATTAAACTCGCCCAGATCAGCGCCATTCAGAACCAAATTAACAACGCCTTGCAGCATCAAAATAGGATGAGTGAGATCGGCGCTCAACTGGCCGGGCAGAAGGATATTGCCAGGATTTCTGCTGGCGCTAGGGGCCTCGGCAGTTCCGACCCCAGAGTTATCAAGTTGAATGCGCTCAAGTCTCAAGATGCTTCCCTGAGGGGCAAGCTCAATATCCTCAACGATCAGATGAAGAGCCTTCCCCCTGGAAGAAGGGGCGAGGCCGACAGGGCTAAACTCAGGGAGCAGATCAGCTCCACAACGATTCAATTGAGTAATCTTCAGGATGCGATAGCTAATCTGGCTGGCATTGAAGCCATCGATCCTCTCGTCGGGCAAGACTGAGGTCGTCTTCCTGTACCATAGCTCTTAGGAAGGCGCATGGCTACCAAAACAATCTATCTACGAGGGTTCGGCTACATGGAAGTTCCAGCCGAACTCACAGGGAGAGAACTCGCTGAATACGCTACCAAAGAGGCGAGGAAGTCGATGCCGTCTCTGGGGCGACCTGTTGCGCCGGAAGAACCCGAGAAGAAGCCAGAAGTGTCTCTGCCTATGCAGGTTGCTGCTGGTATCGCTGGTCTTCCTGCTGGCCTTGCGTCTGGCTTAGTAGGCAGCACGCTTGAAGGTATCGGTGGTTTGACTGGGATCAAGCCTGTAGAAGAAGCTGGCGCTGCTGTTAACGAGTACATTCAGGAGAAGCTGAAGCAGGCTGTAGGCGAAGAGGCGGCTGCTTCCAGAGGCGCTCAGATCGGCCAGACTATCGGCGGTATCGCTTCCTTCTTTACTCCTGGCGTAGCTGCCAAAGTTCTTGGTGGCGCTGGCAAGTTGGTGAAGGCCGCTCCGTACCTGACTGCCGCCATGTCTGGCGTCCAGGGTGCCGGAGAGCAGGTTGAGCGCATGCGGGAGCAGGAAGCGCAGGGTGAAGTCATCGACCCGGCGCTTCGTCAACTCTATGCTCTTGGGGCTGGCGCTGGCACCGCTGCGCTGGAAGCTGTTCCGTTTGGCGAGGCGCTTGGCCGCTTTGCTCCGATGAGGAGAATCCTCGGCGCTATCCCTTCTTCTGTTGAGGCTGAGGCTTTTGGCCGTGCCGCTGACACAACGCTAGGCAAGCGACTGCTCGAGGCTGGCATTACTGGTGTGGGTGAAGCTGGCACCGAAGCGGCGCAGCAGGTTCTCCAGAATGTGATCGAGAAGCAGTACAACGAGCAGCAGGCTGCGCTTGAAGGCATTGGCGAGGCTGCGCTGCTTGGAGGTATTGCTGGTTCTGCCCTTCAGGGCGGTGCGCAGTTGTACCGGGATCACTATATCCGCAAGAATATTTTTGGCGGAAATCTTCTCGCAAATCGCCCATCCAGTGCTTCTCCCGAGCTTGAGCGGGGCAAGAGAACTGCTGTCCAGATTCGCAATGGGGAGATCTCCGTTGTTGAAGGCGAAGATCAACTGGCAGAGCGGCGGGCCGCTACTGAAGCGGCGCTCACCCAAGCCGACCAAGAAGCGGAAGCCAACAGAATCGCCCAAGAGGAAGCCGCCAGACAGTTGGAGCTTGAGCGCCAGGGCCAGATTAGGAAAGAGTACCGTGAATCTCGGAGCCAGGAACGGCTTGCGGACAGAGAGGAGCGAATCAACTCCTTGCCAGACTATCCTGGGTTCCTTCCTGATCCAGCGGTGAAGCCTGTTGAAGAGTGGTCTCCGTTACAGCGAAACATCCTGAACAATTATGTCCAGGATATGACTCCAGAGCAAACCAAGATCTTCGATGACATGACCCCGGAAGAGACTCGGTCTTTTGTGGATAAGAGTCGGTCGAAGGAAATCTCAAAAGAGCAGGCGGCTGAAGAGGCATCCCTCAAGAACGCATATGCCCAAGAGGGATTCGACAACTTCATTCGCCAAAGGCTTTCTGCCAAGATCAAGGTCGATGAGAACTTCGGCATTGCATCCGATCTGGCGCGGTCTGAATTCAAGAAGCCGCTTGGGAAGTTGAAGGACTCTGAGCTTATTGCCCTTGGCGATCTGATTGATGTTCGCAGATCTGAGATCGAATCCCAGAACCAGGAACTAGCGAAGAAGGCGCAAGAGAGGACTCAGGCAAACGTCGAAGCCGCTGCTGTTGGGTTGCCTGAGTTTGGAGATCCGGTCTACAAACTTCAGAACAGAGTCGCATACACCCGATTCGGTACTCAGTACAAGAACCTCTCCGATATAAACAAGGGACGAGTTAATTCCCTAATCGAGAGCGGCCAAGGGAAGACCGTTACCCCCGAGGAGATCGCGGAAGAAGAAGACTTCAAGACGCGCGAAACCCTCTACAACAGGGATGATTATAGATCTGTAAAGAAGGAACTCGGCGCTACCGTAAGGGATGAGAGTGGGCTGATACCCGTCGGCCCTGATACCGTCTACGCCGCCACAAAGACTGCCGCTGAAGACCCCACAAGCACCATTAAGCCAACTCGTGCCACATCGAAAGAGATGTTCAAGCACATGATTGAGCGTGGTGATGTGGTTGAGATTGAAGGCAAACAGTATCTCAACGAAGGCGCTCCTGGCCCCAGGTTTGAGCTTCCGATCAGCAGCAACCCGAACATCGAGCAGCAGCAGCGTGCGTTCAATCTTGAAGAGACTGAGCGCGTAATCGCTCCTGAGATCAGGGACGCACTCAAGCGCCGGAACCTGAGCGACCTCTTCACGATTGGCCTCTCTGAGAAGATCGAAGACACTCCCAACCTCGGCCAGTATTTCAACCGGGTGATCAGGCTCTCTGTGGCACCGGAGGGCAAGGTTCGTTCGGTCAAGGAAATGATCGGGTCGATGGACCACGAGATCGTTCACGGCATGCGTGAGGCCGGGTTGATCAGTGATCCTGAATGGGCGCTGCTTACTACTAAGTTCAATGCAGACACACTGAACGACGAACAGCGCGAGAAGTACACGCAGCTTTACAAGTCTCAGGGCATGAACGATCAGAAGATCAAGGAAGCCCTGGACGAAGAAGCTGTCGCAATGAAGGCGAAGGAGTTGAACGACATCGACCCCAAGCGCCTCGATCCGTCCTCTCTTTCGCTGATCAACAAAGTCCGGTACTTCATGGACTTTGGGCGCAACACTGCTGCCCTTGGATACAAGAGCGCCGAGGATGTTTTGGCTGCGATCAAGTCTGGCGACATCGGCAAGCGTGGCTTTACCTCTGAGTTCGAGTTGGTTGATGGTAAGGTGAAGCGTGTTGGCATGAAGGAGGTCTCTCCTCGCGTTGGCGGGCAGCAGGATGTAGAAGTAGAGACCAAGGTATACGGGGAGGAAGAAGAGGCCGCTGACGAGAAGTATCAGAAGGCGCTCTCTGGTCTAGCCTCGAAGTTCGACCGGAAGACTCCGATCAAGAACCCCCAGCAGTACCTGATCCAAGATCTCGACATCGCGCCGGAAGATGTGGATGGGATCATCAAGCGAATGATGAGCAGTGGGGATATTGTCAGGGTTGGCAAGTCCCGCTACATCTCCGACAAGGCCAGGAAGTCTATCGAGACTGGCGCTACTGCTCCCGCCGTGGCAGGCCCGGTAACTCAGGCCACGGCTAAATCAGTTGAAAAAACTGCCACTCCCGGCAAAGCAGAACTCGCACCCTCTCAATCCCAAGCGGTCAAGAACGATCCCCTCGCCAATCCCCAGGGTTCCGGCGCTGTCACCCCGTTCTTTGTAAAGAAGCAGCCCAAGGGAATCATTGACAAGATCAAAGACACTTTCAAAGACAACCTCTCCAGGCAGAAGATGGTGGACAGGTATGATCCAGTTCGCTTGATGGCGATTGAAGCCTACTCCAAGACTGGCGACAAGAGGTTCCTTAGCGCCGCAGAAGGTTCGTATCACTCTCTCCTGTTCATGGACAAAGCCCAGGACATGGCGCTGACTGGCCTTGAAACTGGCGGCTTCAAGCTGGAGGGAAGTATCCTTCTCGCTGCCGACAACCCTGAAATAGCTCCGCTCAAGATCTTCCAGCGCCTGAAAGAGAAGGGCAAGCTCGATGCGTTCTTCAACTTTGCTTACGCCAAAAGGTACAGAGATCTAAAGGCCGCTAACAAGGATCCTGGCGGCACGATCTCCGAACAGGATGTCAATCGTGAATACGACAGGTGGGTCAACGATAAAGACATAGACGCAGAGATCAAGAACTTCAAGCAGTACAACGACAACCTAGTAGATATCCTCCGCAAGAGTGGGTTCATCTCTGTGGGAGAGGCGAAAGCCTGGAAGTCTTCGTTCTACATCCCGTTCTACCGTATTCCTACGATCAAGACGCAGGACGGGACGGTCGATACTGGAGAGGTCGATGCGCCGAAGATGAACTCTCAGGTCACCAACCTCTCGAATCCCAAGGGGCTGACTGGCCGAGACCTCTCTGTCAATGATGCGATTGAGAACATCGTCGCCAACACCTACTACATGGTAGGCACTGCCGCGAAGAACTTCTCCGCAAGAAAGGTTGCCAGAGACGGCGTGCTGACTGGCTATATGAAGCCAATCGACAAGCCGGGAGATGCTGCCCAGGGTGCCAATGTGATAACCATTCGAGAGAATGGCGTCAAGAAGCACTATGAAGTCAGAGATGAGTCTCTGTATAACGCTGTGGCTGAATCCGGCTTCCCTGTCCAGGACGTTCTCAAGGGCATGGCGTTGGCTACCGAGGCTCTCCGTAGAGGCACAACCCTGTCTCCGACCTTCATCATCAGGAACACGATTAGAGACACCCTCCAGGCATGGACGCTTGGCCGATTTGGGAACAATCTCACGCCCCCGGCTAAAGAGATGTTCAAGGGAATCGAGATGGCATACAAGAACTCTCCTGAGTTCAGGGCGCTGAAGTCGGCTGGCATCTCTAGCTCTGGCCTGAGGAAGAAGAGCTTGTCTGAGGTTGCCAGGGCTATCCGGCAAGAGATCGGGGAGGAGCAGAAGAGCGCCCTCTCTAAGTTGTACGACACCCTTGAACGTGCCGCTGAGATCTCGGAATCCAGCACGAGAACCAAGGTCTATCAGGATGTCCTGGCTAAGACTGGTGATCGAGCGGAGGCGCTGTTCGCCGCCATGGAAACCATCAACTTCTCTCGCAAGGGAAGTTCCCGTGGTCTCCAGATTGCTATGTCGCTGATCCCGTTCTTCAACGCCAGAATCCAGGGCCTAGATGTCTTCTATCGGACCATGAGGGGCGAGAAGATGATGCCGAACCAAGCTAGCTCCGAGATGAAGAAGGCGGCTGTTACTAGGTTCCTGTACTTCATGGGGTTGTCTTCGATCTATGCCCTGCTCATGTCGGACCATCCGGCCTGGGTCAATGCCACCGACGAAGAGCGGGATTCCAACCTGTTCCTGCCAATCGACTTTGTCCCTGGAGTCCGTGAGGGTACGGCTATCAAGTTCCCCATCCCCCAGGAACTCGGCATTGTCAGCAAGATGCTGCCAGAGAGAATGGTCACCATGGTGCTTGGGCGCTCTGATGGCGCTGAGTTGGTTGACGCGATGAAGAGAGCAGTGCTGGATACCTTATCGTTCAACCCCATCCCGCAGGTTGCACTGCCTGCTGTTGAGGCCATGGCGAACTTCGACTTCTACACCCAGAGGCCGATTGAGAATCAGTACCTCGCCAGCCTGCTGCCGGAAGATCGCTACACCGAATACACTACCGGGGTTGCCAAACTGGCAGGCAAGGCCGCAGCGGAAACGCCTCTTCCGGTCTCGCCTGTGATGGTTGACCACCTCATCCGTGGATACTTCGGAACAAATGGTGCATATATTGCCGACGTAGTTGGCAGGGTGCTGGACATGGGGAGTGGAGCGCCGACGCCGGAAAGGCTGAGGTTCTCTGAGCCGTATCTCCTGCCCATCCTTGGCCCCCTGTTCAAGTCTCCTGACGGAAAGAAGGCTGTCGAAGATCTGTATATGATCGACGAAGCCGCGAAGATGGCAGTGACCACGCTGAAGGCATACTCCGAAAGCGGAAGGGATCTATCCGAGGCGAAGGAAGAAGAACTCTACACCTTGGCTGAAGTTGGGGAACAGGTCAAGCCAATCGTCGAAGAGATCAGGGAACTGAATCGCGCCAAGAGAATGATCCAGTCTGACCCCGACCTGTCCCCGAGTGAAAAGAGAGATGAACTGAACGACCTTCAACAGCAGATCATCTCTCTCGCGAAAGAAGCTCAGGAGTTCAAGAAGGAGATTCCTCTTCGACTCCGGTAGCCTGCTTCTCTGGCGCTGACACCCTGGTAGGCGTAATGTTGATGACAACCTTGCGCCTATCACCCCTTACATGCTTAACCGATATATCTTCAACCGAGTTGCTCGACATGCACTCGATTATGCACGCACGGTATAGCACCCTCAATACAGAATCAAGCAGCAGAGAGTAATCCTTCAGCTTGTTCCGGTCGTGATACTCGACCCTGAGGGATACTCCCTCTATCGGCAGGAACTTGATCTGCTTCGAGATCTGCTGCGCCACTCGATACAGGTCCTTGCTTGCTGTCTTGCTCAGAAGCATGTCCCCGGATTCGTTCTTCACGAACATAGTAATAGGAAACGACGGATCGTTTATCACAATCCTGATCGGCTTGAGCAGCGCCGGAAGAGACTTCCCTTCTTCTACAGCGTCTCCCACCTTCCGTCCCACGGTACGTCCTTGTTGTTCAAGTACTTCCATCTCGCTTTAGTCTCCCTCTTGTCGCAGTGTATAAATCCACCCTCGATAGACACACCAACTCCAAGGAAGCGCCGGAACTCCTCCACCTTTCTGTAGAGATCTTTCAGGCTCATGCCAGGGCTGTGGATATCTACCGCTACTCCCATCCTGTGCCGCCCAACTCTTCCCTTCTTGGTTACTTCCACAGGATGCAACTCACATCGATAACCGCTGGTAATTACAACTGGCGCTCCAAGGAAATCACGGAACTGCTGGAGTAGATCTACGAACTCCTGGCTCATCCCGTTCTTTCCGCAATGTTTGCAAGCAACCTCAGATACCTTGAAGTTCTTGGACACCATCCACGCTGGGCTTCTCTGTATCGTTTGCATAATACATTGTAACCCCTCGGCACACAGGATGCCATCTAGCCTCCCGTGAACCCAGGGGTCACCTGGGTAGTCTCAGTGGATGTCTAGCGTAGCGTTCTCTATTCCTCTCTCCTTTCTATTTAGATTTGGTCTCTTGACCATTAAAGATCTACCGGACTCCGGTAGAACCAAAACCGCCGGAGCCACGAGAGGACTCCGATAAACTCTGCGCCTGCTCGAAGGCGATAGGCTCGTACTTGGACAGCACCATCTGGGCAACCCGCATGCCCTTCTCGATCACGAACGGCTGATCTCCGATCTGCTTGTATCCATTCCAGCAGAGGATCACTCCGACCTCCCCACGGTATGCCGGATCAATTGTGCCGGGAGAGTTGAGGACTACGATACCATGCTTCAGAGCCAGACCAGAGCGGCTTCTGATCTGCGCTTCGCATCCAGGGGGGAGCTCGATGTGTAGCCCGGTCTTCACCACCTGCGGCTCGTTGGGGCGCAGGAACACCTCCTCGTCAGCGTACAGGTCCATGCCTGCGTCTTCCATAGCCCCGTGTGCGTAGACGGGGATCTTAACCGATGCACTTGTTGTCTTGAGTTTGACGATCATTCCATTCTCCATTCTTGGATTTGCTCTCTTCCCGCGCAGCCGCTCGGGCAGTCGGTCAAGCGCCCGCGACACGGCCAGCCGCGCGGTGTGGTCGACGCCAGCCCGCTCCTGCCACTCCAGCGCGCGGTGCGGGATGCCGCGAGTGCGGCGGCTGTGGGTTTGCCGCCGACAATGGTCGATGATCGCACGCTTCGCAGCGGATCCCTGCTGATGCAGCGGAGCCCGCCACGCGGCGATCTGCGCGACCTGATGCAACTCGTCGAAGTCGCAGCCATTCGGCGGCAGTATTCGCCGTGGCACTTGCGGTGAGCGCCCTTGTAAAGTTCTCCGCCCAGCCCGCAGTGGCGGCAGTGTGTTGCTTTAGGCGCGGCCATTACTTGCTCGCCTCTTTCGCCCGCCGTAGTGTGTAGATGAGGGTGTCGCCTACATACCATTTCCCGGAAAAGAACACATTCCAACCATCAGCACGCTCAACTCCAACATGGTTCTCCTCCGCCCACGCGATCAGTTCGATGATCTCGGCGGCTTGGGCGAACTTGTCGTTGTACAAATCAGCCTCGCGCACTTCGCGAGCCAACTCCCGCAGCTCACTCGCCATCATTGGGCACCTCCCGCGCGGGCGGCTCGGGCTCGGGCAGGTAGTGGGTGTAGCCGCAATAAATACCCACCTCCTTTTCATAAACCAAGCTAGTGTCCCAATACTCATCTACCCACTCACCGACCAAAAGCTGCTTCTTCTCCGGAGCCTCCACAATCGGCCTCCACCCGCTGGCCCGGATGATCTCGGCGGCGGCGCGTAGAGCCTTTGCTTTCCATTCAGCCTCTTGAAATTCCCAGACAGTTTTAGTCTCGGACTGAACCCTCACGTAGTCCACCTCAGCCCGGCTTAATGCGGCCAGCACTTCATTTCTGTCCATCACAGTTCCTCCTCCTTCACTCCCTCGGCCAGCAGCGCGGCGTGGCAGATGGCGGCAGATAAACTCTCGTGCCCATTGGGAGGAGCATCGCGATTCGTCATTGGGCCACGGTAGAAATCGCAGTAGTGCCGTCCGTTGGCAGGGCAAAGCATAACCGCGTGCCACCCGTTCTTCGCCATCGCCTCCAGCACCTCGCCCGCGTGGGAGAGGTTGGTGAGGGGGGACCAGTCAGATATGCGGGCGGCAACCTTGAGCGAACCAGCACTATGCTCTTGCTCCATCGGCACATACAGCGCGGTGTTGCGGAAGTGAACCCGCCACCCCATCACCCGCTCCGCGAGCATCCGCGTCTTCTCTGCGGGGGTCATTGGGCCTCCGTAACTGGATGCAGGGCGAGAACCACATACCCCGGCTCAATTCCCCATTGCCCACCAGTAAGGATGTATCCGATTTGGAACCTGAGCGTAGACATTTCCTTGCTCCCAAATGTGGGATTTCTTGGATCTGGAAGATACTCCGTCCGCACAAGTTCGACGATGTCGCCCTTTTGAAAGCCGCGATCATCGCGCCGGACCTCAAAGGTTTTGTCTCCGCGTTTAACCGCATCCCAGTACTGGGGAAGTGTTTTCAGTGAATGAGTTTGCGTCACTTCGCCTCCTTCCTTGCCGCGTCGATGGCGGCGGCGAGTTGGTCGCGCTCCTTCCGCAGCCCCTTTGCCACGCCGTCCTGCCTCTGCGCCTCGGCTACCGCCCGGTCGCGCTCCTTGCGAAGATCGGCGTTGGCCTGGGTCAGCCGCCGCAACTCCTCCCGCGCAACCTCCAGCTCCATAACAAGAGCATCTCGCTCCAGGATCGCTTGCTTCAGGTATAGCGCCTTGTCCTGCGCCTCCTCGTACGCATCCAGCAGTGAATCCCTGCCGTTGTTGACCTGGAGATAGGTGCCGTAGTTCTGTTTCCCCACTTCTGCCCGGCGCTTGATGTCTTCGATCACCTGCTCGTGGATCGGCTGGGTATCGTTAGGCTTTGGCGCTGGCTGCATCATCCACCTCCGGCGCGTTCATCTTCAGGTACTCCTGCTTCCGCTGCTTGCGGAGAACACAGGCGTCACGGTTCGCGGCACACCACGCAGCACCACGGTGCCACATCATCTCACGCGAGGGGATCTTGTGGTAATACTTCAGCACGAGGACCCCGATAACAATTGGCGCACACAGCGCGATGATCTCCATGTCACATCTCCTTATCGATTGCGGTTAATCCTACGGCTATTGCCGCCCAGGCATCCTTCGACACCTTGTACAGCATCCCGTTCTTTTTCGTACAGTTCTCTCCGTACAGCGCGGAGTATCGGTCGATGATGGCCTGCCGGATGTTTGCATCCTTGGCTTTCGTAGCTCCGCAGAGATTCATCTTCACGTCCTTGCGATACACGCGAGTGCTTCTCAGGCTGTGAGGATCGAGAGATTGAAGTATTCTCCCGATCCACACACACGTCTCAAACACTGTGGCACCTACTGCCATGCCATATGATGCAATCATCTCCACAGCTATGTCAATGTTGACATCCTGACAGATGTACTGCATGGTGTCGATCAGCTTCTTGTTCTCCAGGATCCCAAAGTCCTCGACGTACAAGTCCTTGCGCCGGATGATGGCGTAGGCAGATTGCACTGGGCCTGGATCAATTGCCAGAACTGCGCGGCCTGATAGCATCGACTGCATCCCTCGTGAATCCCGGCGAGAACTTGGCGTAAACTCGCTCGGTTATGGCAGTGCTGGAGTGTCCCAGCAACTTGCTGACCTTGATCAACGGCACCCCCTCACGAACCAAGTTCGTAGCAACAGAGTGCCGCATAATGTGTGGACTGAAGGACTTGTCCAGCCCGACTGAGGTGAGCAACTTGCGCCACCAATAGTTGGGTGACCCAGGACGCCGACCATGCTCGTCGCTTACCACGAGTCTGTTGTCAGCCGGATACCCAAGCTGTTGCCGTAGGTTCCACAGGTACGCATAGAGTTCCGCATTCATAGAGACATCCAGCGCACCCTTCTGCCTACTGCTTCTCTTGGCGCTATACCAGATCGTCTGGTTCTGGAGATCGATCTCGCCCCAAGTCAGGCGCATGATAATCCCCATCCGCTGTCCCGTGTAACAGAGAAGCATTGCCAGTGTCTTCATCCACGGTTCGTAGTGATCAGCGCCGTCGAGAATCATTCGCATCTGTTCCCAGGTAGCGAACTGTTTCCGTGGCGCTGACTCCTTTGGCATCGGAATGTAGGGCTGATGCGTGATCAGCCCCAGCTTCCGGCAGGTATTGATTGCCGCATTCAGTGCCTGAAGATCCCGGCGCAGGGTGCTGCTGGAATACTTCGACAATCCCTTCAGCGCCTCTCGAACAACAGAGGGCTTCAGGCTTTCAATGGCAATCCCGTCCAGCGCCTTTAGATGTTCATGCGCCAGTCTCTGTCGATTCCAGAAGAGAATGTCGTCGCTACATTCTCTCCTGTAAATCTCCCAAGCATCTCCCACCAGCATATATTATTCCTCCATGTATTGCTGGGTGACCAGCATAGTTCATGCCTCCGCTATTCCCAAGGGTTCTTCGAGGCAGACCTGTTAGCAGGCGCACCGTCACGAACGTACGGCTTCGACGCCTTCAGGCTGATGAACTGCGTACCCTTGGTGCTAGTCCGGTTCCACCCGGCAAGGTCCAGCTTGGCAGGCTTGCCGCCCTTCAGGTTGTCCACGAGGTACTTCACAACCTCGGCGCTCAACTCGATGTCACCCTTGAAGGCAGGGGCCTTGTCGTTCTGTGTCTTGTTGACGAACAGAATGCCACTGTCGGTGTAGTTCTTTTCCATGTGAGTTATCTCCTACTTGGCTTGCTTGTTTGCGTTGGCGAACACGGAGACTACCTCTTGCTCCCTGTCCGCAAAACTTACCTTGATGACGCCGATCTCTTTCTGATAGCGCCGCCAAACTTGCTTCACTTCATCCTTCGTCCCGCAGTGCTCAAGCTCTTCCTTGACCTGCGAGAGAAAGGCATCCACATCAATCCCCGGCGCATCCTGCTCTTGCGCCTGGGGCTTGGGCTCCGGCGCTTTCTTCTGGCGCTGAGGGACAACGTAATCCCCGCCCTTGTCGGCGCTGATCTCGTCCCGCTCGGGGTCGTCGCCAGTCTCAAGCTGGAACGTCTTGAGCAGGAAGTACTTGTTCGCTCCGGTCAGCGCCTTGTATACGCCCTTGTCCCCAACCGCACCTTTACTGGAGCGGTCGTTGCCGCACCCAACGAAGTGGCAAACGATCTCTTCACCGCTGGAGTGCAGGATTCTGTACTGCACCTTCACGGTCGTGTTGCCGAACTCGTCAGGAGAAGTATGCTCGATCACATCGGAGATGATGACAAGCTCGTTCTCGATCAGGTGAGGGCGCAGTGCCGCAAGGGCATCCCCCTCTGTCGCATACTTGTAGCCGTGGAACTCGTTCTTCCCGGCCTTCTGTACGAACGACACACCGCTCATCACCTTGAGGATGGCCTTCGTGATATTGCTAGTCCCCGTATTGGTCATCTGGATCCTTTCGTCCTAGAATCTGGTACAACTTCTCGCTCTGCTTCTGGTCGCACTGTTGTGCCACCCCGCAGTAGTTTGCTTGGCACTTCATTGGGATGCCGAACCGCTTCTCGACATACCCTCCCTTCACCATGCTTGCCTGGAACTCTGCTTCCGTC